AAAAATCACCAATGGCTCGGACGAGCTGAACCAGGAGCTCACCAATTATCTGCGAAAGATTAATAGCTCAGAGAACGATAGTAAGATTTCACGTAAAGAATGGATGAACGAATTTAAGGCTATCGTTGGAAAACATCGTAAAGATGGTATTACTGACGACCAGATAATGAAGGCATATGATGCATTGGTATGGGCTCGAGAGCAGTCCCTAGACGAAAGGAACCGAATTCGTACGGCAGCTGCACGAAGAGAATCCAGTGCATTTTATCTTGGCGATGAGCTCAATACCATGACCCCAGACCTGGTATATAAGGGACTGAAGGAGATTAAGCAGGATCGATATAATTCGCTATCTGAAAATGATAAGAAAGAGGCCGACCGTCAGAAACGAAACGAAGAACGGAGGAAGGGCTTCTTCGAAAAAACAGTAGCCAAATTGGGATTAACTGATGATGCTAAAGCAATAAAGGAAATGTTTAGCCATGGTGGTCCTATTAATAGAGGAGTGGACTTCGTATCTGATAAGCTTCAGGGAGTCTTACTGAATCTTATATACGGTGGCCTCAAGTCCTATGATGTCGGAAGTCAGAATATCCCTAATGACCAGGTAGCTAATATTCACAAGGGTGAAATGATTATCCCTAAGGATGTCGCCGACCAGATTCGTGCCGGTAATTTTGACAATGCGCAGGTTAAGGAATGGCTTAATATCACAGCAGGTTCTGTTGAGAATAGCACATCCGTACTATCGTCCATTCAGAGCATGTTCGTCGGTAACTCTAAGACCAAGTCTAAGACTCGTAAAGCTATGGGTGCTATGGTCGAATACGCCGATGACTATTATAAGGTAGCTATCGATGCTGAAGCTATCAAGGATGGCGACCTCAGAGGTATCTGGGTATCCATGCTCGAAAACATGGCTAACCAGACAGCTATTCTCGCACATAATGCCGAAAGAGATGCAGGATTCGATGATAAGGACGGTCGTAGTGACCTTTCTAAGAGAATTCTCGGTGAGAAGGATAAGAATGGCCTCTATAAAGGCACTATGTTTAGTCAATATGCTAACATAGGTCTTGACTTTAAGAATGCCATCAGACATGCCATGTATGGCGAAGAGTATATTACGTCAGAAGGCGTTAAGGTCGCTAAATCGGATGATACAGTTCTCTCTACTTTATCTAAGGGTATGAAGAAAGCTGGTGATACAGCTCTTTCATATATCTTTGGAGAAGATTATAAAAATACCAAACAGTTCAAGGCAGTATCAAAAGGCTATAGTGAACTCAAGGCAGGTATTACTGGTAAAGCATCAGACGGAGTTCAGCTGACTCCGGATGAAGAAAAGGCTGTCGAAGAAGCACTTCAGCAGACAGCTGATAAGGGACTTGAACTTAATAAGAAACTCATTGGTCACGTTAAGGGTGGCCTGTTAGGTGCAATTACCGTAGGTGGTATTGGTCTTATGGGTGGCGGTGGTGTAGTGCCAATGCTTCTCGGAGCAGGTGGACCTATTGGTGGTGCAATTATCGGTGCGGGTCTTTCTATTCTCACTAGAAACGAATCCTTCATGGATAAGATGTTCGGTGAGATGAAGGATGGTGAACGTGTCGGTGGCGTAATCTCCAAGGAGATGCAGGAAAGATGGAAAGACCTCGGTAGTAAGCTCCTTGGTCCGGCAGTACTTGGTGCAGCTGGTTCATTTATCTTCCCTAAACTTACTAGAGGTATACTTGGACCGGTTGGTTCATTTATGCTTGGTACTGGACCTATCGCAGGCGCTGCACTTGGTATAGGTGCATCTCTCATCATGAAGAGCCAGCCAGTGCAGGATTTGCTCTACGGTGAAGAGGGTAAAGGTGGTAATACCGGATTAGTTGGTAGTGTTAAGAACGCTGCAAAGGATTTCTGGAATAAGAATAAGCAGCATGCGGGTGCTATGGGACTTGGAGGTATCGGTGGTGCTCTCCTAGGTCTCAAGGGTGCTGGTGCATTAGGACTTGGTGGATTCGGTTTAGTCGGTAGCATTGTGGGCATGTCTATCCTCGGTGCATCATTCGGCCTTAAAGCCACATCTGATAAGTTTAAAGACTTCCTCTTTGGTTCCAGAAAGTTTAAGAGAGATAAGAATGGAAATCTCGTTCCAGACGGACGTGATGGTGATGGCCTTATCGGTAAGATTTCTCGTAAGTTCATTACTAGTGTCATGACACCTGCTCGAGTATTCGCACGTTCCATTTCACGTAACTTCACAGAGTGGATTCGATATGATGTTGCACATCAGCTCAAGTCTGCATTTGAACCATTTACCCTTGCTATCAAGGGTGGCGTCCAGGGTATTGCTGACGGCATGCATGCCGTTACCGATAAACTCATGGACCTCGCTAAGAAAATCACTAACCCGATTAAGAAAATCGTCGGTGGGCTTCTTAAATTTGCTGGTAAGACAGTAATGGGCGGTCTTAAGACAGGTGCATCTATTGCCGGTGGTGTAATATCTGCACCTCTTAAAGTATTAGGACACTTTGGTCGTAGATTCTCCAAGAAATACGATCCAACAGTTGCTGCTAATAATAAGAAATTCCGTTTTGGATATACCGATGCGAGTGGTAAAAAGCATCGAGGATTCTGGAACCCTCTTCAGAGGCTTGCTGATGCAAGGGATGCGTTCCTCGATAGCGATGGGGGCTTCTTTGACGCTCTTGCTGCGGGTGGTCATATGCTCAACCCATTCACTGCATATGCTGATGCTAAATATCAGTACTCCAAGGATACGGGATATAATAATGCTGCATTCTTAGGAGGCTTCTTCGGTGCAGCTGGTCAGAAGCATCGACAGATTAAGAAGGCTAATAGACGTAAAGATAAAATGGAGAGCAGGATTGCCGATTGGACAGCAGAGTGGGCAAAGAAGGACAACTGGAACGATAAGGTTATCCTCAATAAGAAGGAACTCAATGCACGTAATAGCCGTCTCAGAAAGATAATGGGTAAGGACTACGATAAAGTCCTTGATAGATTCGGTAATAAGAGCGGTTCTCTTACCAGTGAAGAGATGATTCAGTTCATGTACGACCCATTTGGTAAGAAGAAAAGCGAAAAGGATGCTCAGGCTAATACAGCTAAAAAGGCAAATACATTCCTTCAGGATATCAAGCATATCGCATACGAAATACTCCAGTTCGTCTCTGGTGGCAAACCAAAAGGCGCCCCTTTATCAGGACCAGTTGCTAAGATTGGTAATGCGTTGGCTCCTAAAGGTGGTTCCAAGAGAAAACAGTCCAGAAATAAGGGCGCTGTCGACAGTAGCATGTACGACTTCATGAAGCAAGCAAAAAGTAGAGGCTTCGGCAGTATTAGTGCAATTGCCAGTGCTACTGGTATAGATGTAAACGACCTCAAAAATTTCCTTGCTGGAAATCGTGACGCGATTAGTGGTAAAGCCAGACGATCGATGTTTAAACAGATGGGTTATATCGACACATCAACGTTCGGTGGTAAAGTAAAGAAAGCATTTACAACTCAGCATGCACTTGCTAAATATATAACCGACGGTCAATATCGTAAATCGGTAAATCAAAAACTTGAAAGTAAATCCAACGTGTTTAAATATGCATTGAATGCTGGATACCGTAAGAGTTTACATCAGCAGTATAATGTTACGAGTAGTAAGAGTCTCCTCGATTGCGTAATAGATGCTGGTTATTTCTATGGCATTAAGCAGGATAAGAAGGTCGATTATAGAAAATTATCAGCTGATACAGGAATCGACCCCGACAAACTGAAGAACCTCCTTGAGGGTCGAGAAGATGACTTGAAGGATGATGAGAGGACTATATTATATGATAAGGTAGGGTACGTCGGTGATAAGTTCCAGGCCGGTAAACTTATCAAGAACATGATAGGAACTAAGGTTAAGAATAAAGTCAATTCGATAAAAACCACCCTATATAATAAGACACAGCCATTACGTAATGCCGCTAAGAAAGTCCAGAGTGGAATCGGCGTAATTAAAGGCAAGATCGCTCCTCTTCAAGATAAGGGTAAGGAACTGTTTAAACAAGCATCAGAAGCTGCGAAGTTTAAGCTCGACAATAAGATGACCAGTAAACAGAAAGAATTCATGCATAAATATCTCACACCATATGAGATAAAGATATTCAAGCAACTGTCTATATCTGAGCGTAATAACATAATGAGATTGTGGGCTACTGATGATGGTCGCTCTGCAATAGCAGCATTGCAGCAACATGGCAAGGAGCTTAAGAAAAAGACAGATGCCAATCGTAAGAAGCTCGGTCGTAATGTAGCAATGACTGATGAAGAAAAAGCTACATTTGAATGGCTCAAGGTCAACGCTAAGAAATCTAAATTAGAGCCAGATGTACAGAAGACATGTCTTAAGGTATACCGTAAGATGACATCTACCGAAAGGGCAGAAATTGAGGTATATCGTAAAAACAAAGACGTTGTGGGAGCATTCACATATCTTAAAGACCATGCAGGAAAGATTAAATCGTTTGCTGAACGAGTTAAAGGCGCTGCGGGCGCTCTAAAGGCAGGTGCGTCCACGATAGCTGGTAAAGCCGCTGCGGGCGCATCCTCTATATTCGGTGCATTATTTGGAACAACAGGAGGTCTCAAATCCCTCGCTGGTATAGCGATAGGTGCAGGCGTCATGTTCCTCTTTAATAAATTCCCAGGAATTATGGAGAGTATCAAGACTATTATTGGTAATATCAAGGATTGGTTCATGGAAACTGCATGGCCATTTATTACTGATAAGATAGTTCCGGCTGCCAAGAAGATCTTTGAAGGAATCGGAACTGTAGTAGAGAAAATTTTCAACTTCATTGCCAACCCGGAAGAAGAGGGTGCTGCACTTTCTTCAAACTGGTTTACAGGAATGGATAAATCCGCAGAACAGTTGAAGGCTGAATCTGATACAGCTGCGAAGTATGGTTTATCAACTACAGAAGAAATGCTTAATTATGCGACTGGAGACCATGGAATATGGACTAGTGACATTGGTGATGGTGGTCTTGCAGAAATCGTTGGTAAAAAGGCGGGTTCTAAGTATACAGCTAAGGATGGACTTATTGCAGCATATGTAGTTATCGGTAATGAGTACATGTTATACAATAACCCATTTATAGCACCGACAGTCGAGCAGTTGTCAGCATTTATCGAAGATCCTAAAATCTTAAAAGCCGTTAAGAAGTTCTATAAAGAAATTGCAACACAACGTGGAATTAAACCGAAGAAGTATGATGATACATCGGCTTCCGATAGAAAAGCTGCTCTTCAGCAAGCTGTACAGTATCTGGAAGGTAAGTATGGTGGTCATAGAAACGTTCAAATCAACATGAATAACGCCGCTGGTATTACTATGGAACAGGCTGCTGCTAATGCAGCCGCAGAAGCATCAGGTAGTGTCGGCTCAGGCCACTTCATGCAGACTGACCCAAGATGGGCAAATGCTAGATATGCAAATGCTGGTCGTGGTAATTTCTCCACTATGGGTAATGGTGGATGTGGACCTACTGCACTTGCTAATGCGGCAATGAGCCAGGGTGTATCCACTAATCCTATGGCAGTAGCGCGTCTCTCCAGAAACGGCGGATATGCAGTAGGTGGGGGTACATCTGCTGGTCTATTCACTAACGGTGCTCGAAGACTTGGTCTTCAGTCTACAGCAATTGGAGCAGGCTCAATTAAGCGAGCACTTAGTAATGGTAACAGTGTCGTATTTGCTGGAAAGGGTAATGGCCTCTATACTAGAGCTGGACATATTATGTCTGCTCGTGGTATCGATAGACACGGAAATGTTATCGTTGATGACCCAATGAGACGCAATTCGGTAAGCGTCCCACTATCGACTCTTGGTAGAGGTATGACTCATGCATGGTCTATTGGACGTGGCGGTGAGACATATACTGATAACAAGGGTAATGTTTATGAGAAGATAACCAGTTTTGACCAGCTTAGTGCTGCAGCTAAGAAGAAAGATCTTACTAACTACTCCGACCAGGACCTCGGTATGCTCATGGCTAAATGCCAGAATGGCGAAGCCGATATTAATATAGCAGAATTTTACTTCCTTACATCACAACGAGAGATCAATAGAAAGAATGGTCTTGCAGACATGAGCTCTATGGACTATCATATCTCACTGCGTGGTGACGATAGTATGTTATATAATAACGTGCTTATGTACAACCAGACTAACGAGAAATGGAAGGATAAATTCCTCGTATACACTAATGACACATCAACTATCGGTAATGCAGGATGTGTAGTTACTGCATTCGGCTCATTATTGGCCAACTTAACAGGACTCAACTATAGACCTGACTTTATGACAAATGCCATTGCCGGAAAGACTCGTACTGGCAATAGCCTGATTACTATTCTGGGAAATAGTAGATCCCCAAGTATTTCCAATGCAACGCCTCAAAGATTTCTCATTAATGGGCATACGCATGGCCAGGCAACTAACAGTGAGGCAATTTATCCGAACTGGTATGAGCCACATGAAGGACCTTTTATGGGTAGTATGGATTGGTCTACTGGAACGATGACGTATCATAGGAATAATGATGAGCTCAGGTTCCTCGATACTATCTCGTCTGGACCATTCGTTATCTACGGTGGTTCGATTTATAATAAGGATATGGATAAAGTTTCTACTTATGGAACTGAACCAGGCACATATGCATCATCAATCTCTGGTTATACTCATATGCATCCGTTCTATCGCCCATCTGATGGAAAGATGTATACTAACCACGCATACTTGGTAGTACCTAAAACATTTGGTGGAGCTTCATCCGTAGCTCAGCAGGAATATTATCTGTATGACCCAGGAAGTGGCCAGCTTGAAAATCAGGGACGTGCATTATCTTACAGTGCATTATTCTCACCACATGGTGGTGTACAGTCAGTATTCGGATTTTCCGGTTTGGCTAGTACTCCATTTGGCGGAGTTCTCGGTAAAGAACCTGCCGTGGAAGACCTCAATTGGTGGCAAAGTATGTATAATGCTGACGATCTTGCGGAACTTTATAGGACATCGTCCGAGCATACTCGTAGGAAGTATCAGTATGAAAATTCATGGACTGGCACAGATACATCAACCGATGAGTCCTCAGACGACAGTCTTCTGACAAAAATTATGAATGCTCTCAGTGGTCTTGGTGATATTGCGATGGGACTACTGGGTAAAATATTTGGTGGTAAGGGAGACCTTCCAACCATGACCGATTATGCCAACCAGTCAGTTTATAACAACGGTGGAAGCGGAAGCGGTGGTAGTGGTGGATCCGGTTACGTTAGCAACGACGGTTCAATCTACTATAAGGGTGAGAAGGTCAGCAGTCGTGCTCTCACGATGGACCTCTCTAAATACTCGGACTATGACATTGCTATGTTACAGCAGCGAATTATGAAGGGTACCGAAGACGGTCTTACTATGAATGATTTCTATTATCTGACAGATAAGAGAAATAATCCCCATAAGCGTGTATCTAAGTCGATTGAAGCTATAACAAGCTCTATCGCATCATTATACCCTAATGGTGCGGATGTTACACCATATACATCATTACCAGGTTGGGCAACCGCCCTCAGCGATCATTACAACTACAATAAACTCGGAACTATATCTACTGCTCCAATTCAGTCGACTAAGTTCACAGCAAACGATATAAATGCTATCATGAATGCGATGCTCCGAATCTCATCTGACCGTGAGGGTGGATATTTCGGAATAGCTAATTTCAATAGTGCTTATGCGGACTCTGATGGATATCCCGCATTTGGTATCAGTGGATTCAACGGTCATTATGGAGGGGCGCAGGAAGTTCTTGGAAGAATGGTTGCATCCGGAGAACTGTCTGAAGAAGACAGGGCTATCGCACTGGAGCTCATTGATGAAGTGGGCAGAACGTATACAGGAAACAACCCATTCAACAAAAATAAACTCGATACACTGATTCGTAAATATTCGAATGTCAATAAGTATGCACAGGACGGTTATGCATACCAGCTCATGCAGAACTCAGCACGTCACGTGTTTAGTGCATATGATAACGGAACACTTCGTAGCGTTGAAGAGATGATTATGCTTAATCAGCTCTCACCTTACGGACCAGCACATATTCCAGCAATTCTTGGTTTACCAGGTGCTGGAAGTTGGGCAGAAACTACTGCTCCTAATAACCTCAAGACACTTAAGTTTAGTAGTGATCCACTTACAAACCTCGCATACACAATGAACGATTATTATACACGTAATACTTCAGCTTGGACTAAGTATTCTTATATGAAGAATGAGCTGAAGGAAGCGTATAAGAATCTCGGAGGAACGGAAGCTCTTGGTTTCGGCGGTGGTATCGCAGACTCGCTCAATTCCGGTTCTTATGATATCGTAGACACACCTGTCGCTATCGGTAGAACACCTAGAGTTGAAGTTGACTCTGCACCAGTTACTACAAGACTCGACGTAATTATCAACTATCTCAGACAGATTGCCAATACTGCTAGACAAAACCGAGCAGAAACGGCGGCAACTAATTTGGATATCGGACACGGAGCTATTGTTGAAAAGCGTAGCATGTCCAGTTCTGGTTCCAACAATATGCCGGCAACACCGGTATATACAGACATTAAGAACAGTGATAGAATGAAAGCGATTCATGATAGAATAGCCAGAAGTCCTAGACCTGTATAAAAATAATGAGGATAAGCCAATTGGCTTATCCTCATTTTATCGTTCCGGTAACAACGCTTTAATATGCTAATGAAAGAGGTGTATTTTTATGGCAGACGAATCAGATATCAATGTTCGTCCTCTCTCGGAGGACGAACAATTTAAAATACAAATCACAAATGATGCCGCATCACACGGAGGTTCGGGTCTATCAGGATATAGTGCCCCGAACGAAAGATTGACGAACAGGACGCATACCTCTATTCCCGAGGGCACATATACTGTTACCGGTAGAAGTAACTATGATACGTCATGGGTATGTATAAGTGTAAACGGAAAAGATGTATGGATCAAGCTCAACGGCGGAGGATATATTGATGAGGATGGTACTCCATATTTTAATTCACAATATTATTCCGAGGAAGACCGTGATAAAGCACTGAAAAGTGAACTTGATATACTTGGTACTATGAACTTTGAACAGTGGGCCACGGATAGTTATGATGAACGTACAGTAGGTGAGCTTGCGGGTAGTAATGAATGTATAGTGTACACTACCAATCAAGATGGACAGACATACAATATGCGCGAGAAGGTTGTAATGCACAGTACAAGCAGTCAGATCGAATATGGATCGGTATATGCACATTATATAACCTTGGCGACTAAAGCATATGGTGCACCACCGCAATGGACACCATATGTTGATCCTCGAGTAGGTGAACTGAGATTATCATCAAACCACGTGTTTCTATTGGGAAGAAAGTACTTGGAGACCGTAATATCAGCTCCAACTATATTGTCGTTATGCCCAGGTGTAATCAAATATAACTCAGCTCTTGGTGAACTCTTAGGTGAGAATTTCGATAATATGACCCCTGAAATGTTTCAGGCAGACAGTTCGGGTAAAATTATCGAGTTCCAGCCGTGTTGGTACTCCGACGTAGAAGGTGGTAACCACGGTTACCTCAAATATGTAATTACGTTAAATAAAGCTGCGTTAATATCGATGAACCGTACAGAATATAAGACCGGTGAAATTGAACTAAAGAAGCGAGAATTCCCTGGTTCATCGCAAACATATTACAATACTGAGCAAGTGTGGTATGATTGGAATAATTCGGACAATGACGTTACTCGCATATTCGGCGATACCGGGGGAGAGAACGCTATTTTAGACACCCTCTCAGCAATGGGTAATGCAGCAGCGGGATTTCTCGAATCCTTATATACATACAAATACGTTCATTTTTACTGCTCTGGTAATAATTCAACACGTGAAAATTTCGAGACTAGTGTCAGAAGCTCTATGATTGAGGATCTCATAAACTCATCGGTAGGCTCTGCAGTTAAGGATGTAGCGTATTTCATGGGTGGTATTATCGATGCCGATACTACACAGCAATTGGAAGAATGGGCCGATACCACATCTAAATCACTTGGCTCTCTCGGTAACCTTGTATCTATGGCGACCGAGGTATTTAAAGGTGCCCGATTAATATTCCCACAGATTGTCGATGACTGTACATTTGGTAGAGATGCACAGTTTACAGTTAGATTTGTTGCAGGTTCATCAGATATTGAAGCAAGATATCTGATGAGATGTGAGTTTAATCATCTTCTCGCATTGGTATTGCCAAGACAGGTTAAAGGTAAGATTGATATGTATACTACACCATTTCTTGTACGCGGCCTTTGTAAGGGACGTTGGAACTGTGAGATGGGTGTTATAACAGGATTCCAGGTGACGTATGGTGGGCAGGATGATGGTGCATGGACGCAGGATTCACAGCCAACCGAAATTGAAGCTACGTTCTCAGTTACTCCATTATATTCTAAGCTTGTTATGTCTTCATTCGACGATGCATCGACATGGTTCCTGAGAAATACTGGTATGATTGAATATGTCATGACGAACTGTGGTGTTGACTTGAGATTATCTCAGCTTGATATGAAGATGGAAATGGCCGTAGCTATGGGAGCTGAAGCTGCCAATCCCATGCGTATGTCAGACGGTATCATGGGTAAAATCTATAATCTGGCTCAACCGCTTCGTAACTTATTCAACTTCTAATACCACTTTAAATATGTAAACGACCTCCGAAATATATTTAATGAGTATATATTCTCGCTAAGACTAATTACGAGAGGAGGAACTTACAGATTGTCAAAAGCAATAGATAGACTGAAGGATGAATATGACAGAGTATTTGGTCATATACCGGATGATCCCAGTGGTCAATTAGAGTATCTGTGTAGTGAGTGGAATATCAGTCAGAATGACATTGATAAATTCCGTACCGATGTAGAACGATTTATCACCATGAAGACTGATAAGATTATGCTATCGCTACCAGTTACTCCATTGGCATCTAGACGTCCACGTTCATCTTCAGACGGACACTTCTATGTGCCCGATATCGAAAAACACCGAAAACTCGTACAAAGCTATATCGACTATAAAGGCATAGTATTCACATTATGTCATATAGATATCGATATCTACGTCGAAATTCCGTCGGCTATGACGAAGAAAGAAGCATACCTTGCCCAGATAGGTCTGGTAAGACCAACAGGTTCAGACTGGGATAACTATGCGAAAACATATTGCGACTGTATACAAAATGTGCTGATAACAAACGATAACCTGATTATCAGTGGTACATGCCGTAAGTTCTACTCAGTTAAACCGAGAGTTGAAATCGAGATTGAATATCAACCTTCGTTTGATTGTAAGTATAATGAGCGGCGAATTACTAAGAGCAAATCGTATTTGCAGAATATCGAAAGGGTGAAGTATAATGAGTACACGAGAAAAGACTGACTATCGAAAGAATAAGAAGTCTATATGCGAGATTTGCGAGAATCTCTTCTCCAAGTTTAATGGAGACTTTATATCTGTACCGAATAAGACTTGCAAAGAGGTAAACGACTTACTCGGATATGCATGTAGTGATAAACCAGCACTACAGAATGTCGATGTGTCTAAATACCTCTACGTTGTCGAAGTTAACGGAACGACGATGATAAGAAAGTAATCAGTTTAATATCCAGTAACCACTACGGTTACTGGATATTTTTTGTTCTTATAATAGCCTCCTCCAAAACAACGACATAACAATTTACACTCACAAAGAAGAGGTGTTAATAAATGGCTAAACGAAATACGAAAGGACCAATCAATACTCTGGTTCAGAAATTGATTCAGTCCATTGACCCCGATAAGATATCGGATTTAAATATAACCGACCGTGGTGACACGTTTAAGAAAATTATCAATAATGAGCTTGAGCTCACTAAAGGTATCTCCGATGGTAGTATCGTTGACTTCAGTCGTAGCCTGAATTCTGATATAGTAACCAAGAAGAATGCCGGTGATAAGTGGGGAAGTCCAGAACTCACAGGAGATGTTATTGAGTATATCAATAAGAATACCTCTAGCATGTTCCAGGACTTTGCTGAGAATGAACGAAACCGTTATATCCAGTATAATGATTACAACTTCATCTCGAAGTTCGTTCCAAAGATTGGTCAGGCGCTCAGAATGATACTGACCCATATCGTATCGTCTGATGACCTCACTAATACATTCAAGCGTCAGCTTGAATTCGGCTCACTCGATGTCGATGATACACAGACACTTAAGTTGGCACTCGAGAAGTTTGAGAAGGAAAACAAGCTCCTCTACAAGCTTGAGAATCTCGCATATAAGAATACACTCATCATGGGCGAATATTATGTGTACGCAATTTCATATAAGGACCTCTTTACCAACTATGCCAAGCTTCTTGCTAAGAAGCGTGAAGCGTCTGGTAAGGTTAAAGATAAGAAAACTAAGAAGTCCATGGGTTATGCTATGGAGTCTTATATGATAAGTGATGATGAGTATAAAGCTCTTGAATCGGCATACTCGAGCAGTGCCTCGGATAATGATCCATTGCGTAGCCCAAAATCCAGCTCCTTTAGAGAGGACTATGGTAGAGGTGCTGTTGTTACATGTTATGATTCCGAAATTCCATTCATTTTTGATGAAGATGTAGAATCGGATGACCCTAATCTCTATGAGAAGAAACTTGCTACTGCTCTCGAAGCAGTTGAGAGAAGTGGTGCCGCTCAGAAGACCAAGACATCTGTTGATGGAGTTGCCGATGGTACTTACGGACTCGGTGGTTCATATGATATCGCGGGTACATACATAAAGTTTATCTCCGCGAGAAATATCGCACCAGTAGAAGTACTTGGTAACGTTGTAGGCTACTTCTATATCAGCCATACCACAATTGATAAGGCTAAGAAGACTGTATCGATTGGTAATATTCATATCTCGTCTATGAAGAAGCGTTCTCCTATTGAGGATATCGCGAAATCTATGACTGAGAAGATTGCTCAGAAGTTCTCTGATAAGTTCGTTGCATCCAATACTCAGTTTAAGCATCTGATTGCTGACTGCATCATGGCTGCAGGCGTAACTAATACGGAGTATAAAGTACAGTTTATCCCTGCTGAGAATATCATACACTTTAAGGTGGATGATGATGAGAATTCTCGTGGTCAGTCTATCCTTAAGGATGCCATCCAGCCAGCTAAGACTCTTGCAGCAGTTAATATGAGAAAGGTACTCAACTACCTTAATAAGTCTGGTGATAAGACCGTAATGACAGTAAGAGGTGGTAATGCTGACTTCAGCCGTAAGAATCAGGCCATGCGTATTATCCGTAATATGCAGGAGCAGAATATCGTCGTATCTGACCTGCTTGGCGATTGTAATAATATCTTCCATAAGTATGCTGCAGATGGCAACATCATGATGCCAACATCAAGAACTGGTCAGAAACTGGTTGAACTTGAGAAGATGGATGGTCAGCAGATTGATATGAACGTTGAGTGGGAGAAGGAGCAAGAGAATGAGATACTTACAGCGATGGGTGTCCCACCACTGCTTCTCGATACTCATCTTCAGGCAGACTTTGCCCGTGCATTTACTACGGCACATGTTGGTTTTGCCGGTACTATTGCTAAGTGGGATGGTGACCTCGAAGAACCAACAACTCAGCTATATAAGATAATTATACAGAATCTGGACATCTCGGAAGAGCTTAAGACACGAGTGCTCCCAGTATTCGCGTTTAAGTTACCAAGACCGAAGTTTGCTGCAACACAGACAGGTGTTGAATCTATTCAGCAGGGTGTTCAGATGGCTGAGCAGTATATTCAGCTCAAATATGGTGAAAGTCCTGATGAAAATATGAAGGATGTTATCCGTGAAGTTAAGTTCGCAATTGTTCGTGAGAACTGTGCAACTATTCCTTGGGAAAGATACGACGAACTCGCTAAGAAGATTGAGATGGAATTCATTAGCATCAAGGATGATGTTAAGGATACTAGTATGAGTTCGGACAGCGGAATGGATGAATTCTAACAAAAAAAAATATCAATAACCCCCAGAAGCATTATGCTTCTGGGGTATCTTTTAGAACTTTATTGGTGATTCCAAGAAGAGCTCACCGAATCTATCGCTATCAATAGTAATGGTAGCTTGTCCTTCGTGTATATTGAATACCTGCCAATCTGCGGTAAACCCAGATATTCCGGCATGACCTCCACCATTACAGCACTCTCCAATAATGGTGGTGTCGTATTTATTAGAGTATAATGTATATGCCCATTCGCCTTTGTTGTTAATGTATTCCTTGATGGCGAAATCGTATTCTGTTTCCTTTCCGAATAACTCATAGTTGCCTACGTTAGTATTTACGATTACACAATTACCAAAACAACATCCTTTACCTGTCTTAGCACTCTTTACCGTGAGTACGAATCGTCTGGCATTTCTCATAATGTGTGGATAAAGAATATTATTTTCATACCATACGATTGATTTACCCTCGCTGATTATCTTATCCACAAAGTCTGTATCACCTTCAAGGCTATCCCATGCACATGGACTTTTAATCTTACTAAGATTCAATCTCAGAGAACCCTTAAAGAATTCAAGTGAACCCTGATATTCATTCTTATATAAGTCGTGGTCATCCACGAGCTTATAAACCGTAGGCATACCTCTCATCGTGAAGTACATATCCCATGCCAAGAATGTTGCAGAGTGATCAACGTTTACATGTTTATGAAATGCACATGTGCCATTAATCTTATACTTCGATAAGCACCTTTCGCTTGACAGGTGATGGTCAATATAATCGACTCCGACATGTGGAAGTGATGCAATATCGTCAATAATTGCGAAATCGTCTACCGTTGAGATTGCTACATCAACAATGATAACCTTCTTAAGGTTCTCGCATGCTGAAACTGCACCGGCGATATTCTTAGCAGCATTCTTAAGGCTGCTAATTGCCATTGGCCATATATAACGGTCACTATAACCGCATTCAATGAGATGCTTAAGCGCAATACGTGCAGCAGCTGCTCCGTCATTATCATCATGAAATGCGATGATTGCTGTTGTATCACTATTAAGTGTATTCACTGGGTATTTTCTTATAAAGTCATATCTAGTCATTATTATTTTCCTCCATTTTATCTTATCCATACATACTTTAAATCCCGAGATATCAACACGATATCTCGGGATAATCTAATCAATTCATAGCTATTGCTTCATGTGCATTTTCCTGCCACTCCGTATCAATTTCTGTCTGCCTTTTCAGATACATATATATTACATCTGACTCGAGGCCGGTTATTGTCATATAAGCCGTACCGTTGAGTTCTTTATTTGTATATACGTCATCCATGATGTTACGATTTAATGTAAATCCACCGGCGCCTGGATGTCCACCACCACCGAAGAATTTACATATCGGTGTAATGTCATACTTATCAGAATATATGGTATATGTATAATCACCATTCTTATTCTGGAAGTACTTGATGCACAGATCAAAGTCTTTATATCCCTCGCCATTCTTACCGAACAGTGCACTATTACCCCAACTGGAGTTGATAACTGCACAATTGTGGAAGTAAAATCTTTCGGCTTCAGATTCCAGCGCTACTTTGATTATCTGCATATTGCGACCGATCATAGGACATATTGAGCCATTGATGTACTGACCGATAATATCACCGGCAGATACAATCTGGTCGATATGTTCACCCCAGATGGTTCCATCTGCAATCAGATCATCCCACAGAGGGTCCTTGATATCATGCAGTGGGAAGAGTCCCGAACCATTGAAGAATTCGAGGGAACCTTCAAGTTCATGAGCGAAAATATCGTGGTCTGATATGAGCTCAAGTACCTGTGGTACGTCTGTACTGATCAGTGCCTGCCAAGCAAGTTTAGCAGCAGATACATTTGTATCCAGTATTACATGCTGAAATAATGCCTTGTTATAATGGATACCGTTGTAGTCAATACCATCAAATAACTTCATATATGCATCAACTGATGTCTTATGATGATCAATCCAAGTCGTGTCGATGTCGAAGTTAACTTCGCGGATAACCTCACCAAGACGAATAATATCTTCGGCTGTCGGGATACTGAGGTCAACGATAAAGATATGACCGATTTCATTTTCGTCGGTATTATATGAACGGATCATGTGCTCGATTAGATCAATCTGACCACCATTCAGTGTGACGTAGATACAGTTGATATCTTTGTCATCATAACCTAAAGCTCTGCATTTGTTGAGACATACTTTTGCTGCACCATAACCATCATTATCAGTATGGTGAAAGATAAGTGCGATTTTACCCATTATTATTTCCTCCTTTATTATATCCACCGTTTGTCATAGCGGTTGATAACGTCATAAGACCCATTAATGAATTCCAGGCCTTCTTACTTTTCTCTTCTTCCTCTCGGAAGAATTCTTCCCTCTCTTCGGGAGAGAGGGATTTGATATATTCTTCGCGGGCTTTCTGCTTACGTTCTTCATTAAGCTGATATTTGACTTGTTGGGCACGCTTTCCCATCTTAGCCATTTATATAAAACCTCCAATCGTTCTGAATATCTCACATACATCACATGACACGAATGAGTCCATTATGCCGAATATATGAGGTCGCTGTGCGGTATACTTCATTATCAGTTCACTGCTTCCTAAATGTGATGCCGGGATTATATGTTCGTATATACGTAATATACATCTACCCTCAGTTTTAAGAACGATAGTATCAACACCAACAGGACACTCGGTCAATCCTATTGGAAAGTATAACGCGGGGGTAAATTGATTCTTCGACTTAAAGTTGTTAAGTGAATAAGCTATCAGAGGACCTTTGTCGAATTCAGCATCACTCACCAATGATACTTTAAATCTTGATATTTCAGAAAGATAGTCCATTATTTCTTTAATCTTATAGCTGATACCATTTGACGATATAGTATCATGAATATCAAACATTCCGAGGTCGCGAACGCCATCAGAATATTCAACATCTTTACCAATCAATGCAACGTCACTACGGATGTCACATATCTTATTGATCATTTTTATAACTTCGTGTCTATCCATAATATTTCTCCTTTACATTATATAAAACTGCCGATTGTTTTGAAGATATCACATACATCGAACATCATCTTTGGCGGCATCATACCAAAGACATATGGATGAGAGCCGAATACTTCGAGCATCTTTTCCTCGGTAGATATACGCATCGCGTTTATTTCATACATATATACCCCCAGTATTCCCTTTGATCCTGTACGAAGACCGATACACATAATATCATTATCATCGTTTATATGTACTGGGAAATATAATGCGGGTAAATCCTTAACGGTCTGGATACCTTTACCCTCATAATATGCGAGACGTGGTAATTCTGTCAACTCATCATACAATAATACATTTATGTCCGTGCATTCTGACAACCTTCTGAATAAATATACAATGGTGTCCGTAACGAGATAATTCTCTGGGGTCGGCATTACGTTCTCAATAAATCGTGGATATGTATAATCCGCGGTTTCTGGTTCAGCTGCAGATGCTCGTTCGTATACTGCACGCAATATTTCCTGTATCTCGAGTCTGTCTTTTCTTGTCATAATAATTACCTCCATTCTATATCAATTGCATTATCATTGAACGTAATAGTACAGTTGAGCTTAACGTTTAGAGCAACATTGATATGATCATCAGTTCGCTCAACTGTTATAAGTGGACTGGATACTGGTATCGACTCATCACTAGCCGGTTGAGTATTATCTGGTTCGGATACATCATGCACAGCACCAGCCTTTTTGTCATAAGGGTTTGCTACCGGTATCTCAGTTTTATATGGGTAGTTTTTCGGCTTTTTAATACCCTTATTATTTGCAGGAGGGTAATCAGGGATAATTTCATCATCCGAAACGACCAGATCATAATTTGGGGTATAGCTACTGAAATCATAAGCTTTAAAGTCGTCTGCTCTGCTGGCTCCAGATATCCATGCTCTGACTGCACAACCAGTAACTCTGTACTTCTTTGCAATTTCATCTACTGGATATCCTTTAAGTATATCATTAGCAATCATATCAATATACTTATCCAATGGAAGTTTAACAACTTTTCCACCGCGTTTACTAGCCGGAGGTAGATGAGCTAATCTATCTCCTACCACATGTTTCCATGTTTTACCATACCTGATATTCGATATAGTCATAGGATCTACGCCGAAATCAGTAGCGATGCTAGTGATACTATTATTAGCGAGAAGTCTCTGCACGATTACTTCGACATTATCCGCTGATAATTTAGTTGGGCGTTTGCTAATGATCCGCTTGGGTGTATCGGTATTTATTACCTCAGATTTTGATTCATCATTTGGTGACTTGGTATCTATTACTGGTTCCGAATCTAATAAATCGACTACTTCGTTATCAGTCGTATCACTAACCGATTCATGTACAGTTTCACCCTCACTAATTTCTGGTATGACTTTCGGTTCGTCTTGTTCGTCCTTCTTGGCATTGCTTTCAATGACTTTGTAACCAGGCATTGTTGGATACATAGTCCTAATTGATTCTTCCAGAGACTTCTTCCTTGAGAATTTCTCAGGATGTTGTCTAAATGCTTCAATGTCAGTTTTAAGTACGCCGGTCATTTTAGAGATGTCAGCGTTAGATGACCCTCTAGCAATCATTTCTTTAATCAGTTCGCGATTGCTACTGTCAATCTTGTTTGCCATATGGCAGTCCTCCTTTGATTTTTAAAGTCCTACTGGTAATTCCTACTACTACCAGCCTTATAATGATATATGCTTTGCAATAGTATTTGAAAAGACACTAAAAATCCCCAGTAACTCTACGGAGTTACTGGGGATAATTTATCAGTTACCTGTACCGTCAACACCCTGAAGGTCGAGCTGGTAGTTGATAGCATCTGCAGGATTTGCAGTGCCTTCAGCATCGAGAACCTTGAAGTCGAGGTAGTTGTATCTGAGCTTCTGCTTGGAGAGATAGTAGTAAGCGAGGTCGTTTACATATCTACCTTCATACTTGGTAACCTTGAAAGGAATATCAAGTGCAACTTCACCTCTAGAACCAGACTCGTAGTTGAGGTGGGACTTAGAGATTCTTGTTGGGAAGCAGTGTGCGAAGAGACAAGCATATTCGATATATCTTGCTGTAGGGTCGAGGTCCATGTAGATGAACTCACATGTGTGATACTTTTCACCGTAATCAACTGTGAGGGAATTCTCAGTGTTGTCAAGAGCACCATGATAGTGTGCAACACCGGACTGTGGGTCACGCATACCTGTCATCCAGGTTTCGATGAACTCACGTACAGGAGAACCAGACTGTTCGTAAAGTGTGATAGTGATTTCATCAGTATCATCCTTTACTGCGGAGATATTGGAGAATGACTGAGCTGCCCAACCACCTTCGAGAGTGATTACGTCAGCAGACACGTCGCCGATACCTGTTACAGACTTGTAACCTGTTTCAATGTAGGACTTAAAGTTAGATGTAAGGCTCTTAAACTGAAGGTCCATGAACTTTGGTACTGTGTGCATGAAGAGTCTCGAAATACCAGGAACGTAAGGAGTCATGGAGTCGAGGTTCTTCTGTGTAACGTCAATACCCTGAATGAAGTAAGAGAACTTGTTATAGTTTTTATCATTCTTCTTGATGGCCTTATCAGCCTCAGTTATGGAAGCGGACTGAAGTCTTGTACCATAGTTGCTGAGGGAGCCTGTAGTTGTATTATCTGCCATAATTCAATTTCCTCCTTCCCTTAAATATCAAGACGGTTAACGTCGATATCCACCTGGAGATACTTGATAAGAGGCTTGTTCTGGATAGCAATGTAGAGGTGGAGTACACCAAGCTCTGCTTCAGCTTCGGTTCTGTCGAAACGAGCTGTGATAGAACGTACCTGAGCCGCAGCATACTTAGATGTGAGGTTCGCAGTATCTCTGTTGAATGTATTGATATCGGATGTCTCATTGAAGTTGTACAGATATGTACAAATAAGCTTTTCAACGTCCTTCTTGATAGCAAGAGCGATGAGAGCATTATTTTCTTCGGAGAGGTTGGATACAACATAGTCGTCGGATTCAGCAAACTGATTATCACCAACAAGACCAGAGTATCTGGTTGTCTGTGTAGCACGCATTACATTACCCTTAGGGTCGATTGCTGCATAGTTTACGTGAGCGTCAACGAGCTTGTCGAGGATATCCTGATCGATACTGTCGTCGAACACTGGGAAGACAGTATTAGGAAGGAATGAGTCAATTACACCATACTTGGAGTTAGCATATGGAATATGATAACCGCCATAGCCGTTCCAGTGTTTAGGAAGAGCCTGAGCAAGGTGATATGTAGAAGATACTGTAATAACCTTCTTGTTATATGGGTCCTTAATCTTACCCATATATCCGTCGATAGACATTGTCCACGTGTTAATGATATTATCATATGGTATGGTATCATTATATACGTTTTCACGTGACTGGAGGTCAGTACCGAGGTCGAAGTAAATTCTGAAGTCCTGAGTTCTACCAGCGCCAGGATCACCAGTAACGAGACCGGCAAGAGCCTCCTTAACTTTAGTGCTGAAGTCTGCATCACATGCATAATCCAGAGGACAACGATACTTAGAAAGGATATTTCTATCGATATTACCCTTGAATGCCTCGATAAACTGTGCATCAATAGCTGCCTGTCTGTCAGGGTTAGTCATATCGAATGCACCGTCAGTACCTCCGGCGAGTTTAATACCGTAAGGGTCATCGAAGTGGAATGGACTCGAAGAATGAATCTCATATCCAGTAATACCAACATCACCCTCTGCACTTGTAACGGTGAATGGCTTAGCAGCTTCCTTAGAGATACCGAGGATTGGGTCAAACGTATATGTTGTCAAGGCTGTTTCCTTATCGATGTACTGCTGATACTTAGTGAAAATGGTATCAAGTACGGATGTGTTTACATACATGTCAATGAGGTTAGAACCTTCAGATCCACCGTATGTATTAATCACGTTCTCCATGAAGAGAGAAGTTGAACCTACAATAGCATCAGGATGAAGCGTACATCTGTACTGCTCAACCTGTTTTGTACCCTCATAGATATCAATGTAGTAATTCTTATACTTGGATGTCTTGTCGGCACGACTGTGGTTGGAAATACGAACAGAGAAGTTGTTACCACATTCGCCTCTACCCTTATATGCGAATGACATAAAGTGCATAACCTGCCACTCTTCATTTACTACAGGTTCATCGGGCAATTCCAGAGTTTGGATGGCGTAAATTGTATCATCGCCGATAGCCTTACACTCTTCAAGAACATCTTCAACTTTCGGAGCGAGATTCTTGAGCTGGTTAAGATCACGAAGATCGGTAGAATGCTTAGTGATGAAACGAATGTACAATTTCTTACCAACCTGCTTATAGCAGATGTAAATGTGTGCGTTTGCATACATAGCATCTTTAGCTGTGAGTCGAAGAACCTGGAGGGTTACAAGACCTGTGGACGCAGCGGCTCTTGTGTTAAGGTGAGCCTGACCATACTTGGAGCAAGGACCGTGACCAAAGCGATCGTCGTATTCATCAATACCATGTTCAATGGTAATAATCTTACCGTCTTCACCCTTTGGGGAGAGGCCTACAGCCAAAAACTTATAGTTACCTGATGTATCGGTCGTATATCTTCTGACAGAATTGTCATTGATACGGGTCTCTATATGTGGATAGAGATGACCTGGCAGTGTAACTGAAGTAATTGTAGCTATATTTGCCATATTAATTCCTCCTTTTATAGTAATAAATTTTCATACCCTAATAATAGCGTACCAGAGTACGTAGATTGGATATTTTAAATAACTGTTCGTCTTCACCTGTAGAGGGTGATTACCATTACATCCAGAGAACCGCCTCGATTGGTGAACGGTTTTGCTCAAGACCACGTCTACTAATATTGACAGAGGTGGTCATCATACGAGACATATGCTCGAATATCTGGGAAGAGAATACAGACGAAACAGATACTACGCTTCGGATATTATACGGCTCATAGTTATTCTTAGACATATCCTTGCCATATTTCAAACGGAACGGCTGACGAGGATTCTGTCTATCACGATAAAGTTCGCTGATAATACACTGGAGATAAGCATCCGGAACTCCTGGACTACATCCATTGATTTCCAGATTCATCTTCCACGCCTTGAAAATATCTTCATACTTAATAGTACGAGGAATCTGGCCGCGTACCAGAATGTTAAGAAACTTAGTGCAGTTATCGATATTCTGTGGGCACTGGAGTGGCATAAGAATATCTCCTGTGGTATATTTAAGGACGATAAATTCCTCCGGTTCTTCGCCAGGATATAATGCAATCTTCCTAGATTCAGAACCCGAAGGATTGGTAATAATGAGCTGGGGGTAGTTTAATGTATACAGTTTGGAATCTTCAATCTTATCTTCAGGTGTCATCGCTACTCTAGCATTAACGAGTGCGATAATCTTGAAAGATTCACCGACGGATGTAGCTACTGCAGAATGCTCGATATCTTTATCGATTCTATCTGGTGAGAAGAGAATCTTTGGAATATAAAGTTCCAGTCTATCGGCTTCTACAACCACGTTACCATCTTTAATCTTAGTAAATGTAGCCATTAGAAACCTGCCTCCTTGTCATTGAGTTTAATCATATTATCTTCCTCCTTCTGTTAAACTTATGAAGTTGTCACGATTGTGACTCAAAAGGACAAAAAAAAAACAAATGAGAGCAGGTGGGATTCTTCCCACCTGCCCATATCTGTAGTTACTTCAGAAAGTCTGGAAGGTCCTTCTTAGTTGGTGCCTTCGGTCTTTCATTATCCTGGGTTCTAGAGCGATATACCCCAGGAATCATTTCCTCATCGTCGCCGTCTGCACCGCCAATAGCATTCTGATAGCAGATGTAAGCTGCCTCAGCAGAACGCTTTGATACTCCTTCGAGTGTCAGATCGATTTTAGTGTTACCTGATGCAAGCAGAGTAACACTATTGATTCTTGCGAACCCGATACAACCGACCTCCTTAACAATGACTGGAACGGTGCGTTCCATGTTATAAAGGAGATGACCTTCCTTGTTTATAACCAGGTTATCTCCAACTCTCAGGTCAATCTTGCGTCTTTCCTTGTCTGTCAATGTGATGAAAGATTCGATCTTCATTTGTTCATTCCTCCATTATGATCTTATTATATCAACCCCCGATGTGTAATCGAGGATGGATTCTAATACATACATCTCCCCTTCAGTAGAAGGAGTGATACCATTAATGCCATGCTTTTTAAGACATCTTGCAAACTTGGTCTTTGCTGATGCTAAAGCAATCATCCATGCCCATCTATCTGGAGCAATACACTTCAGCTTCCAGGACATGTTCGGATAATCGTATAGTGGATAGTTCTCTCTGAGGATTCTTCTACCTACTATATTAGGTATAAGCTCGAAGAGAATTATCTTCTTTTGATATGGATGAGTTCTCTCATATTCTTTCAGACGATAGTTCTCCATCTGAAATGTATCGGTTACTACAATATCAAATTCCTCAAACTTTCGTGAGTTCATATCGTAAGTACCAACTACCGCAATCTTCGCGGCTTTATGTGGGAGTCTCATCTCCCTTTGCTCCAAGGCATACGACTGAAGTTTATAGAACAATTCGGTCTTGTTCATAGCTTTCAACCTCCTCAAAAAATTGGCGGTGAGGTGGGGTCAACACCCCGCCGCCATGTGATGAACTATCAGGTTGTGATAGCCGCGAGTTCGTCGAATACTTCTTCGAAACTATCTTCGAGTTCGATTCCTTCGTCCTCGATGTCGATGTTTCTGAGTGCCTTTCTGACACCCTTGAAATATTTCATCTCAAGATTTCTAGAAATCTTGTCATGCTTTGCAAGCACATTGAAGACTGTGATTGCAAGCATCTTCTTCTCCGCTGTAGATTCAGCCAGGTAGCGGATAGCGAATTCCTCCGCGTCGAGGTTTGCGGTCATGAAGTTGTGTTCATTAGCATAGAAGTATGCCTTCGCAGCCTCGTAGCGATTGATAATGACACGGGCCTTCTTACTGTAACGGAAACAGTTCTGTGATTTCTTACCCATGATGATGATCACTGCACCGCTAGGTACAGTTACTACATCACCATCATGACAGATGTTGATTGTATCCGTAGTAACAGCGGCAGTCATGTGACCGCGGAGTCCGTCTGAAGCCTTGAGGTATTTCGCCTCAGTGATTATGGTGTACACTGGTGTCATTACACCATTGCCATAGTCCGTACGGTAGTTGGCGATGAGTTCACCGTTGATTGATCCTCTGATGATTGCACATTCCTTTTTCTTGTTTGTCTTCTTTGCCATAAAGCATTTCCTCCTAAATTTAATTTGGTTTATTCTGGGGCTTATGTATCCCCGCTTGCAACGTAATGATATATACTTTCCAATGCCTTTTAAAAGACTAAAATTACCCCTAACCCGAGTGATGGTTAGGGGTAATTTATCATGTTGACTTCTTGCGTTTACCTTTAAAGAGACCTCCGAGTACATCGAACAGTGTACCCTTATATCCCTTCCAAAGGTAATCCGACATATTGGGAGGTGTTGTCTTTCGAGCATTGAGTTTCTTCTGTACTGCCCTCAGATGTTTAATAACCGCATCATCGGCAGCGTATGTGCCCTGAGTTTCAAATCTCTGATTGAGAGTTGCTTTGATACATACCATCTTATGGATAGATGGGTCTATCTCTGCAGTCTTGTGAAGGTAAACGCGTACGGTAGTTGCACCGATACCGTAATCCTCAGCAAGAGAGCGGATAGTTGTTGATGAGGACAGCACATAGTCGAATACGATATTCCAATATGTGTTATCATCTACAGCCATTACGTTAAGCATTGGAATTCACCTCATTAATGTAGATTTAGTGTCATGAAAGAACGATTATCTTTCCGTGCCTATTAATGAGGTGTTCGTCGGCAGATGTTGTAATGATATCTACCGGGTAGCCTTCAAAGATGTCGTTATGGGTAATGAAGAATGCTTGCTCGGCATTAATCTTCTTAAAGTACTGAGAGAAGATGAGTAATAATGAGCGACGGCTTACATTATGAATTGGACCATCGACTTCGTCAAGTAACGGGATGTTATATTTAGAAGAGCTCTTCATCATCAGAGCAAATGATAATGCTATTGAGATAATGGCTCTTTCACCCTGGGATGCAGAAACTACATCATCGATAATACGCCCACCTTTACTATACGGAATACGGAATTCCTTATCATTGATTACGAATTCACATACCTCCACATCAGGAAGTACATTGGCGAGCATATCATTTATGTCGTCGACACAGTCATTCAGGAACGACTGTACATATATGAGTGGGATGCCGTTCTTCGGCGAAGATGCCTTGATGATGAGATTAAGTATCTTGAGTTCATTTGCTATATCGGCAAATTCTCTCTGATAATCAATAACCGTGTTGAGTTTAATAATACCAGCAGTGAGCTCGCCATCAATAGCTCTAACCTCACCCTGCAGAATAGTGAGAGTGTCCTCAAGGGATTTAATTCTGTCTTTATTACTCAATACGATACCGTGTCTGTCATCGAGCTTCTTGAGTTCCAACTGAGCGTTCTCAATATCCCGAATACTTGTCTGTATTTCATCCTTGATCTTATTGATATTCTTAAGACAGTCATAGGACCTATTGAGAGTAGCCTGGTATTCAGTGATGGATTTATTAGCTTCCTCAATATTCCTGATAGCTTCCTTATTAGAACGAATCTGCTCAACCACCGCTTTATATTCAGCCTGAATTTTCTCAACTGATACATCGAGGGTGCTATCGAGACTTCTTCTGAGTTCAATACTCTTAACTTCCGCTATTGCGAGCTTCTCACGCTTGACACACTTCTCAAGAGTGTCTATAATGACATCATTATCATACCATATACGAGAGGTATTCTTACTGAGAATCTTATCCACTGATGTGATAGATAGAGCCCCTATATTTCGAAGTTTGTTTGCAACACCGTTGAATATCTTACGACACTGCTCAATACGGTTCCATACTACTGGGTATGATGAGAGCTCATCAATTCTACTATTCAGATAGTCAATTTCATTTTGTATCTTGGTAATCTTTGTCCTCATCTCATTCTTATCCGTGGTACTCTTTATAGTATTAGGATGAGTATAGAAGAATGGACATGTTGAGAATATCTTACACTCCTTAGGCAATGCGAGCTCATCAGATACATCATAACTATCCACGTACTTTATATTGGCAGCTGACCTCTGGAGCTTGTATATTTTACCCTGTATCATGTCTATCTGATGTCTAGCACCAGATACCATCTCGGAATTGCCTTTAAGAAGAGCATGAACGACATCAGGATTCTCAATAACTACCGCATTAAGTTCAATGTCCATAACCCTAAGCTGACCAATGATTGTATTGATTTCTTCAGAGTTGTATTCACATTCGAAGCCCTCAATATCTGCTCGCAGTGATTCTATCTCTTCAAGATACTTCTTATACTCAGCCTGTAACTGAGCAATATAATCGTCATTAGCAGATGTCTGTAGCAAGTGCTCGAGTTCTATTCTTCGCTTCTCCTGCTGTTGATTATCCATATTCAATGAACTGATGAGTGCATTGTTATTCTGGATATCAGCATCAGCTTTACCGAGCTCTCTATTGATGTTATCAAGAGTGCCATACTGCTCCAAGAGAAGGTCTATTTCAAACTGCTTGGAAGTTATCTTGTCGGTGAGAGATGATATCAGGGTGCGTAGATAATCCATACGAGCTTCATACTCAGTTACGGTTTTGCCTTCAAGATATATTTCACTTTCCGTTCTGAGTGAGCTGAGTTCATCATTAGTAGCAGCGACTCTTCCCTCCGCAAGTTTCAACTGATTAGCGAGTTCTTCATTACGACCACGCATTATTGCGATATCATCTTCACTCACACCGTTGAGTTTACGGGCGATAAGCTGTGACTGAGCAGTCAATCCTCTAGCTCTCTCTTTCATATCCTTGTGTATAGTAAGATATGTCTCAACATCTGTCTGTCTACGAGCAATATACTCCTTACGTTCGATAGTCGGCATATCTATGACGTTAGCTACATTAGGACCGAGTCTGAGAAGTCTTGTCAAATCTGCAGAGAATCCGAGCTCCGCTTCAACTATCTCTCTGAATGAGTTCTGATTACCATTCTCATTCAACTCAACGCCGTTCTTCTCGATGAATGACTTCACGGCATGATGGTCCTTCGTCCAAGTATACTTATGGACTATTCGGTATATGTCTCCATCGTCATTATATACAATCTCCTTCTTACCATTCTCTCCCGAGATGATAATAGGATTGGAATTTCTTTCATCGAGAGTTCCCACATGTGCATAGGGTATAAGATGACTAAGTATTGTGGTCTTACCAGAACCCATTGGTCCTACCAATAGCATAATCTGGTTCTCACACTTTGTCAGGTCTATGTGTAGTTTTCGTTTACCCATACCAGTTTCGATAGCTATAAAGTTCTCAAAGAGAACTGATTCTATCTTCATTTTATCACGTCCTTTCTATGCGATGATATATATCTTCACAAAAAAGAAGGGTGGGATTATCCACCCTTCAGATATCAGAATATCCACAATTCGCATGATCCGAATATATACTGAATTGTCTTGCGACTCTTTCGTAGTTGACGTAGATACCCTTTTCGACGTCGACGTCTTACTGGACGCATTGAGTTACACCTGCTTCTGATATATTTAGAACGTATTCACTGAAGTACTGTCTGTTCGATTTCAGCTTTATCAGGTTAGTATTCTTACTCAATACATGGAAGAGCATCGATACTGCAGTCATGTGAGCTTTTACGATATCTGGACACTCGTTCACATCGGTATGGAACGTTGCGTTATTATCTTTCACTGTCGAGACATACATACCCTTTGGAGTGCAGTTATCACCTGAATGTGTAGCATGTACATATGCCCGTAATTGACGGATAACCTGTTTAGTGTGACGTATACGCGTCAGTGTGCCCTTTGCCATTCTTCGTCTTCTTGGTCTCATAATTAGCCCTCCTCTATATTTTCTATACTATGCACGCGTACGTGCTCTTCGATATACTTAGAATATGGATTCGCCAACATGTGTAGTGTAGGTTCATTATTAGCAACTGCATTATCGAGTGCTTCTATTATTGATACACCTTCGATCGTGTATTTGGATTCGTCCGTGCCGTCAGAGAATATTACAGACAGTACACGATCACCATCATCTGAGTACTCCGGCATGAATGTGAAGTTGCAGCATAAATCACGAATGTGGTTTGAATACCACTCGATAAATTTACGGTTCTTACGCATAAATCGCAGATACCCTTTCTTCCTTCTTTGTCTTCTTGGTCTCATAATTATTCCTCCTTTACAATACCGTCATAACTCTTAATTGGTCCAATAGGGTCCTTTATTCCCTCTAACCAATCTCTGCGATAGCCGTTTATTCGCTCCACCAGCTGCTCTGTCGGGTCTTTCGATTCATCTACGATAGATTTAGAATACGGCAAGTAGTAGTATGCAGGAACCGATAGTAATGACTCTTTAAACGTTTTCACAAAATGCTCAGATGTATATAGCAGTACAAACTCGCCATCTGGTGCTTTTGCATATAAATTACCGTGAATATTGGTTACCTCCAGTGATCTTACTGGAGGTAACCCAAGACGCTTTATCACGTATGAATTCTTTCGAATGATTGTACGTACGCCCTTCTTCAGGCGTTTTCTTTTAGGTCTCATGTATTTTCTCCTCCTGGCATTGAAACTTGATATGCCCACTTAACTGACATCTGTGGTAGTATGGGCATAATCTGTTCGGATTCTGATATATTATTGGAACTCGGGCATGGCTCTTTCTTACATACAAATACCGTTAATTTACCGAAATTGTCTGGGTCATATGTCACAAAGTGCGTATATAGAGGGTTCATATACTCTTCGTGGTGATTTATATAATACTCCATTAGTGTTCGATGAATAGCCTTTTCCACACCTTTAAAATCACGTAACAACCTTCGATAACCCGGAGAGCGCCTGTAGTGCCTCATGAATTTACCTCCTTCTTTTCCGCACGTAGTTTCTCAGAGATAATAATTGAGGGTCATTAGATTTTATACATATCATCCTCTTATCGATTTTATCGCTATTGAAGTATATAGTGCGGAGCCAGATGTTACCAGTAGATATATTGGAAGATACTCGGTGTCTAAATATCCAATTATCGTACTCTTCGGGATAATACTGAAGCAGATACGATATCATATGTCTATGATCTATCTTCTCTACTTTACGTGCGATTTTTATATTCCGCCTTGAGCCCGGGGAACGTCGGTAGTGTCTCATATAACAATCCCTCCTTAGGGTATATTGAACGAATCTTCACTAGATACGATAATCTTGCCTGCACCATCAATAGTAGATGCACCATCAGTGGTTTCGGTCACGATAGGATTCTGCATGTCAATAGGTAAGTGGTTTATTTCTCTCTGAATCTCTGGAGCAGTGAGAGATTTACCTACAGGGTTCTCTGGATCGAGCTCGTAGAGGATAATGGAATATCCCAGCTTGAGTGCCTGACAACCTCTATCCATAAGCAGGAATGAGATATTACCATCTTCACTTCTCATTACAGAGGAGAAGTTAAAGAATGCGTTTCTATCACTGAAACCATCCTTAACTTCTTCGATAGATACATGCTTGGCATGAAATGCCTGCTTGAGAGCACGCTTGAGGATATTATCCTTTGTAGTAATCTCTGGAATAGTAAGCTTTGTGCTCTCGTTGTATACGTGCTGGATATTCTTCTTATCCTTAAGAACCACCAGCATGTTACCCGGCTCCATGTTAGATACATGTGTTTTGATGAGATAGTCAGCACGCTCATCTGGGTCTGGATGAACGAATTCATGGAATCCGTCACTGTCCACGTAAATACCCGGCTCAATTGATGACTTCTTTATCTTACCACGGTAGAGGAAGAACACATCGTCATCTCCGTAATCTTCTCTGAAGATATACGCTTTACCATACTCAGGGACTGTACGATCTTTATCATACAGCTCCATATCATAGACTCCTGTGTTGGTAACGATAATATTTTTGCTTGTTTCACTCATGATTAGTATCTCCTTTGTTATTTTGATGCAAATGGGTTTCTATTTGGCATAGGTGTACTTGTACCCGGATTATATGCAGGATGCATGGGAGAGTCAGTCCATCTAGCCATAAGCATGTAGAGCATCAACTCTCGACTGAAGTCGAAGTTGGTAATTATATGAGAAAGTGATAGTAACTCATCAACTGTCAGGCATGCATAATTGTCAGTCTCGTTAATGACTATGATGACTCCCTCATAACGCTTCAGGTCGTCGCGCTCTACAACCACGGGACGAATTTCCAGAAAGCTATGAGTATATTTTCCGGAGTATGCCGAGGTCTTCAGGTCATTGTAGTCGTTATTGAAGTACAACTGCCCTGTATCGGATTTGACGAAGAGGTCCTTCTTTTTCTCATCGAAGAACCACTCCAGGGCAGTACCTAATGCATTGATAAGCTGGACGTGATGGTCCCAACCAATAGTGAACTTTGCACGATTTATTGCAATTTCAAGCTTAACTGACGATGGAATAGTAGTACATTTCCACTCAGAGTTGTCTGATGGGTTAAACCACGTTCTATCGGTAAATCCTATATTAGCCGCCTTAGATCGGACTACAAAGTCTCCGAACTTTACAAGCAGGCGTTCATATAACTGCATCATTCCACCTCCTTATCATCCATCTTCAATACGAACATGTCTTTTACTTTAGAGCCTTTAAGGTAGTTAGCCACTCTATTCATTTTTGCCTGACAGTAGGTAAATCCTATGTCATATAGCATCCAGACAAATGAATTCAGACCTTCTATAGGACGACATCGTCCAGCTACCTGGTTTGTGTTTACCATATCAATCGGGACTGTCGATATGACATATCTAATCTCCGGGTCAACCACATCAACGCCGATTCCAAATGAGCCATAGATAGATACGATTACGTCTGATAGCAGCGTAGCCTCTTTTTCATCATCGTCCACCTTACTATGAAATCTACCTACAGTAAAGATATCTTTATATCTTTCTGCTAGATAGGATGTGAGGCTATCGGTATGGTCAATGGTGTATAATAATATCAGTATCTTATAATGAACTCCGTCTGGATTTGCATGAAGTATCTGGTCGATGATTCGGCAGATATACATTGTGGTCAGCCCTTTATTCCATTGGTATTTAGCATACTCAGTGTGTGACCAGTTATACTTCCCACCTTGTATCTGCATAAGGTCTCCAGCCTTTGGATTACTGTCATATGTCACAAATGTCGCAATAATATGTCTGAGCTTATTGATTTCGTCATCATTGAGACGAAGCATCGGAACATTGTAGAATACATCAGTGAATGCACGAGATGCATTCAAGTTACCCCTAGTAGCATCTGCCGATAGATATAGAGTATGGGCTATATTTGTAGTAGCATTGAGCTTAACCGTAGAGCCCAGATTTAAATGAGCTTCATCAATTATCTTCAACCCTATACCGATATCATCAATCAGAGAACTGAATTCATACCATGAATTAGATTTAGCAAACGATGATATGGTTGCAGGAGTTGCTAGGAAGAAGTCATAATCATCATATCTCAACTTTCCATTTATCAGCTTCTTAATAACGTCTGAACCGCTAAGATGTAGCACCCTGCTACTACCAGCGGTTGATATTTTATCAATGGTCTTTTCCCACTGCTGGAGTATCTTAAGGCTCTTACATACAACCAAGGTCTTAGTCCTTAGATGTAAGCTAAACGACACTCCGAGAAATGTCTTCCCGAACGCAGTGGGCACATTCAGGAAGACCTCACGTGATTTATTTCCTATAAGTCTCGTCATGATGTCTACCTGGTTATCACGTAACTTTACTGTATCCTTCAAGCGACTCTCCATATTCGAGCGTCTGAAAGGATGCATCCTGATAACCTTGTAATTTGGAAACCACGCTTTTAATTTGCTCAGTGATACGTAATGGGAGAGGAAGCAACAGTCTTTCTCTATCGGAAATCCCGTGGTGAAATTCCTCTTATGATATACATTATCATAGTACGAGCAAATGTTTTCAAGTTCGGGACACTGTCCTTTGATATACGGATATATAGCAATACCGTTCTGATATACCAGTATGGTATTGTGATTGTCAAAGTTATTGCTAAATGACATTAGCTCACTCCTTTAAATAAGAAGGTATGTCTGATATATGATATATCAGACTCATACGGCTCTCTTAATGAGAGTTGTGGATAGTTCTGGTACTTCAGAATCGAATTCTTAAATACGACTGATATGAAGTTGACCAATCTGTTATTATGTGCTTCGGCATGGCTTATAACGCCATTATCAGTTGCCTGCTCGGACAGAATTAATTTGAGATACTCTGGGTCCATAGTAAATGATGCGTCCTCACCATTAATAGTACCGCAATAATCAGTCATTACCGCAACAGGCTCGAATATATACTGAGTATAGTCTCCTGACAAGATATCTCCACATGTATCGTTGAGCTCCTTCATACTAGAGCTACAAACGTCTTTAAAACTATCGTAATCGCGGTAGAAGAAATCCTGTCTGAGTGATGGCACTCTCATATCCATAAGAACCCTCTTACGTGCTCGGTGCTGAATCATTAATTCTGGGACTGTACCAGGAGGCATTAATCTCTTCCAATTGTCACTGGCAATTGAATCGAATCGGTTCACATTATCGATGCCTCGGTTGGTATTCCAATCGCGCTCTATTTCACGAACGCGCTTGATTGCATCATGCGCCATCTTGATGGATTGAATTGGATGGATTTCTCTTGATATCTCCACACCATCAAGGTTGAATCCTGTCCTCTTAACTTCGTCTTCGATTGATTCGGTTCTCCACGACTCCATACCTTTAGCAATCTCCGGGTGCTCAAGGATGTCACTGAGTCTAAACTTAGGCATGAAATCTGGGTCACACCTAACCTGCTTATGTTGGTCCATATTTAATGAGCCATCCTTACCGAAATAATCTGCCATATTTTACATCTCCTTTTTATAGTCATCTCACGCGGGGTGAGTGTTGTAATAATATACAATCGAAATTTAAGTTGATAAATTACCGACTGATGATATCATCAGTCGGTAATTGTATTTAGAATCTATCGAATCTATCCTTGCGGTCAAGAGTTGGATGGTCATCAGGCAGAACGTCTGCAAGATTTGTAGCAAAGAGTGGGTCGATAGATGACGGCTCTGTCTTTGTATAGAATCTTGGGTCGAGTAACTGCTTTCTGAGATTTGTCTGACGCATGGAGTCGATAGGCGATGCTGAATTAAACAGTGAGTCATTAATAGACAAAATCTGATAATCATCATGGTCTCCAGTAGGTCCGAAGTCCGGGAAGGAGTATATATCAGAACGCTTTCTGATAAGACCACGGATAATCATTTCGTCATGTACTGCATCGATGCGGATATCAGATTCAAACTTATTAGCAAGCATATTCTGACACAGCTCATCGATAGTAGTATTTGCGGTAGCTGCTTTAGTATTGATAAGTGCCTTGATACGTGCAGTAGAGTCAATACTGTCTTCAGATGAAACTGATACGTTGAAGATACTATCGGTTGCATCAATATCGTCAAATGCCACGAGTAACTGCTTTGTGCTCTTAGAACGCTTAATGAGAGCCTTCAGTGAGTCTGAGAAGTACAGCTTAATTTCATGGTCAGGTACGACGTTGTAGATAACATTAGAACGTGCATCCACTACCTTATATTCTGTACAGTAGTACTGTACATTGTCATCAGAATCTTCTTCCTTGAAGATTTTATCGATAAGGAGATACTGGTCCTGGTCAGTGCTAGTATCGTCCTTGAGAACGATATCAGATGAGATGAATTCAAAGTCGCGATTGAATTCCTCGTTGAATGCGATGGACTCGGAGTTGGTCTGGTTAATATGCTTTGACTTCAGAGTACGCTGCTTCAATGGCTCCGTCTCAACGATACCCGCATAAGCACCAGCAGATGCAAGGTTCTGGTTATTTGAGAAGAGTTTACCGTAGCAGTACATACAAACCATTCCATTATCAGAGTTACATGTACATGGACTTCTGAACTGAAGAGTTCTTCCGATGAGGTGCTGGTCCTTAAATCTGTCAACACACTTCATCTTATTTCCATCCTGGTCGTCGTAATAATAACGGCCATTAAGTGCTGTTAACCACTGCTGGTCAATGATGGTGTACTGAAGCGTTCTTGTAGAGTCGCACATCTCATAGTCTGTTCGGAGAAGGACATGTGCAGCACTGTTAGCAACACGTTTAGCATATGTGCCTGGGTCCTTCATGTTAATCTTAGAGTCGATTGTAGCCTTACGAGCAGCCTGAGCATCAATAAGGAAGTCAGCCGGAGTAATCATACCATCAACGAAAATGTTGTGATTAATCATATATGGAATTACGTGACCGTCAAGGTCAGGCTTAAATCCAACGCCGACCATAACTTCCTGGAACTGACCCATAGACATAATCTTACCTGCCTTAAAGATAGGTGCCAGGTCGCAATCACTGTTACGGATAATATCAGCAAGTTCATTGGTACGCTCTTTAAAGAATGCCTCAATTTCACTTGGCTGCCAATCCGGATTTGGTTTCTCTGTCATAATCTCCACAATACGTGGATGTTTCTCTGCAGTCTTGCAGATGTTATATACGGAAAGTCCGCCACCTGCAATAATTGAGATATACTTAGCAACTGCAGTTATATTAAAGATGATTTCATCGATGATTGCTGACATTGTATCTGAGTCAACCTCAATCTGTCTTACATATTTCTCATCAATGAAGTCATTGATAGCCTCGATAGGTTTATCGATAAAGTTATATATGTAAGATTCGTCCATGATGTCCACAGAGTCTGTAGCAGCAAATGCATACCACAGAATCATGTTGGATAAGAAGTGTCTCATCTGAAGAGAATATGGCTTGGTCTTATCGGACTTACGAATCTTAAAGTGAATAATTCTTGTGCGGACTTCTTCATATTCGAAGCCCCACTTACATAAATCCCACAGGTTCTGGTATACTACGGACCAAGTGGTTTTATTCTGAAGAATCTCCTCGAGGTATAACATCTTATGAGGACCATAAAGTTCCATCAGCTCCTCGAATGGAAGAGCCGGTGGACCACTGTAGTTTATCTTCTGCAGAGCTTTCTTCTCGGATTTGCTCAGCGTGCTGGTAGCAACATGCTGAGCGAGCTTTGATTTTCCCATAGTAATTCTCCTTTATTTTAAGTCAATATTAACCTGAGGATAACTCTTACGAGCTTCAGGTACCTTTTCGATAATCTCGATGGTCTCATTTGCGATATCGAAGAGGTCGTTGTATGCTTTAAGTGCTTCATCAAAGTGCTCCTTATTATCATAAGGCAATTCGATATTCCACTTAGCATCGGAAGAGATATCGATAACTTCACCAGTATTGATATCTACTGGCTGGATGTCTTCTTCAGTATATACTGATTCGCCGATAACATCTTTCCATGTCTTAACGTCCTTATATGTATCATACATCATGTGGGAAGGTTCCCATGTTGGTGTAAAGTAGAATCTGTCGTAGATGTTGACGAATGGTGTAAATGAACCGCTCATACCGATATCGCTATTTGATGTACAGTTAGGGTCGATGATACCTACGAAACTTGGATGGATGTCACGCATCTTGAGGATAACATTCTTCGTAGATTTCTCACCAAGTGCTTCAGGACCCTTTGTACTGTATGCGAGGTCAAGAAGCATAGTACAGTCATTTACGACATCATCTGGTTTGATAAGGTCCGAGAGATTTCTCATACCGTTAAGTATGATGCATGAGCTATAGTTGAAGAGCTCGAGGAGCGAATCGATATCGTTCTGTCTTGAGTCAGAAAGCTTTGAAATGAGTGAGTTAATCATTTCGGAAATCTTTCGACCAAGTGTAGAATCTACGATATATTCGTTCTTACGAATTCTCTTAGTAGTCACGTCAATATTGTCTTTAGCCTTGAGCTCGTCATAGTCCATCATCATCCAACGAAGTACACAGTAGATGTTCTCCTTATGTGCTTCAGGGAGTCTAAGGCTTCTGATAGTGAGCTCTTTAAGATGTCTTTCAAACATGAGAAGTGTCGTCTTACCCTTCTCCTTGAAAGCAGTGAGACTCTTATCCTTTGCAATAGAACCTACCAGACCGAGTCTACAAATCCAGTAGTTCTTGTCATATACATTCTCCCATGTGACTGGATGATCACGATTTGAGAGATGGTAGAGCATACCAGTCATAGACTGAATAAACTCATTATTATCAAAGAGCTCCTTGCTAACCTTAATGAAGAGCTCATCGAGTGGGAAATAATAATACTTCTCCTTAGCACTCTCACGTACAGTCTGTACGATAGTAATGGCGTCCTTTACGCCAAAGAATGCAATGGTGTCATATATACCAACCTTGGCACTCAGTACGAGCAGAGGATTGAGGAATTTATTCTTCTGCTTACCAACTCTTGCTTTAGGTCCACGACGCTTCTTAGATGAGTCCATCGCAATAGAATACTGCTTGAATGTATATGGATTACCATCAATATCTGTCATTGGACGGTTGGCCTGCTTATAGAGGGTAAGGGGCATTCTACTCTTAAGAGTAATACGACCGCGCTGAGTATATACAGACGCCTCAACGAGCTGCCATATAGCCTTAGCCCTCTTATTATTCATGAGGAAGAAGCCATCCATAGGCTTCGGAAGGAGGATGGATTTAACAATCTTTCGCTCCTCCAGATTGGTACGTACTGTGAAGTAGAACTTCATCTCAGTACAGATATCTTCATAGATATGCTTGAAGTTCGGAATTGGGTCATTCTGTTTCTTCTTCTTGTAGTTAATGTTGATACGATGCTCGTTCATGTTAATCTCGTCCATATCATTGATAACTTCATATTTATCAAGAGTGATATTTTCGATAGCTTCGTATTCTTTCATGATACAAACTACCAATTCCTCAAATGAGTAGTCATTTTCCGACCTCAGGAATTCGTCATTATAGTCTTCCGTAGTCGGATGTTCGTAAAGGTGAATGTAATCTTTCATTTATTTAGCCTTCCTTCTCGCCTATCAACCGGCGAATTCTTATACCTTTTTAAGACCAATAGTACATTTTTAGCTCTAAATTATCTATGTACCGAAAAGAAATCACACATGACCAGAAATCTGGTCATGTGTGATTATATTAATCATTATACGCATTCGTTGGTACAGATGATTACGTTTCCATCTTCGGTAACGGCCCTAGGGTATGCACCATCGGTCATATTATATATATTCGGAAATGGATTATGAAGCCCGTCGATCAGTACATCTGGATCATGAACCAACTGTTCGATATCTTCGAAGCTAAGAGCATGTGAATCTATAGTACGTAATCCGGATATATCATCAAGTTCATCCGCATCAATATGATATAACTCCACCAGAGATATTACTTCATCCTTAGGCTTATCAATATATCTCGAGATAGCAACTTCATTGTTTAAGAAGCATACTTTAACCTCAGGCTTCGGTGCTATGAGTGAAAAGTACGTTGATCTCGGAACTGCAAATTCTACCATAAACTGAGAGAATCGGCGAGGTGCTACTCCACGGTATTTCTGTTCAGTGTCTGCTGTAAATACCAGATATCCAGATCTCGCAATATTGGCTGATATTGGGGCAACTGCTGTACCCATATTAGTTGTACATATTTCTCGATCGGATATAAATCTCATATTATCGTTAATAATTTTGAGCAAACTCCTTCCTCGTGATGAGTATACCGATTTATCAAACTCGTGGTTAATAAATGCAAAATCGTCAAGCGGAATGAAACATTTAATATATTCTCCGTTTTTACAGTCATCATCACTGAAATGTGTACATAACGACAGTCTTCCGATATCATATTCCGGCTCATTATATCTTGAACCATATACCTCCTTCTTAATAGAAATTCCCCTTCTTTCAGCATCGACCTTCTCGACTGCGTCGATAGTATCTGCAACTTCTCTTACGGCCTTAGCGAATCCTTCTGGAAGGATAGCACCATTCTTATGAGTAGCGAGGATTTCATTCTTGATACCTTCGAAATCCTTATAGAGGCCCATCGTTCTCTCGTCTGGAAGAGCTGCCTTAGTAGCTTCTTTTTCTTCCGTATGAGCGATGATTACTGAAGCTGTCTTAACCTCCGGAAGTACAACTTCTTCCTTTACGGGTTCAACAATTTCCGCTTCTACGACTTCAACATCATGCACAGGAATATTGACTGCATTATTATGTGTAGCTACATTAGAAGCCTTCTGCTGCTTCTTGGCCTTCTTCTTACTCTTCTTAGAGTTTACCTTGTTAGTGCCAATATGCGGATTTGCCATCGCCGATTCAATAGCAGCCATAGCTGAACTTGGGATTGATACTCCGCCCGAATTTGCGAGGGGAATAAGTGGTGTAGGTGCTGTTTTGTTGATAATTGTTGCCATGGTAAAAATACCTCCTAAAATAAAATTGTATCCCGTAAGCGTCATCGCTTACGGGATTATGGTTTATAAATGTGATGTTAACGCTCGGTCTTTGAGTCAGACTTTACGTTAAGTTTTGAATCCTTTGAAGGGTCACATGTGAATGTGAATGCATCCTTCTTAGGTTTATACTCGACCTTAATAGTCATGACGTCGAGTAATTCAATTTCGCACGAGTGCGCGGAATTGCCAGCCGCATTACGCATTGCGACTAACGTAGCATGCTGAATGAAAAGCAGTGCTACGATGTATATTGACCAGTCCTCGGGATTAACCCCGAACTTATAACCAGTCAATAACTTTGCTGTCTGGGTCTGGATGAAGCCGAGTGTTATTCGGTCTTCCTCACTGAAGTTCTTGACTACTGGGACATGGATAATACTGCCTCCCAGTGCGATGTCAAGCATACCAAGATTGATTGGTGTACGATTTACAATTGCATTCACAATCTCACCTGGACTTATTGTACCAACGCGATTACCTGTCTTCTCGGCAGTGTCGTTGGTTCTGGAATCAGGCTCCAGTATTAAGAGTCCTCCCACATCTAAATAGTCGTGGGTATCCAGATATACGGTACACATATAAAGATACATGACCGTGATGGTGTAGAGCATGTATGGTTCACCACTCAGGTCTAAACCACAATGCTTGAGTATGGGGTCATTGATAACTCCACGCTCAATCTCTTTAATAAGGGCTTCTTGAATACCCTTCTTTGGGCGTAAGTTTTTCTTACCGCCCTGTTTGTCCAACTTTCTTACGTTATCCATTTTGACCATCCTTTCTGCTTTAATAGTCGATAGAATGATATATACTCATTTATCGAATTTTAGATAGAAAATTATCGATATCCTCTCGTCGGATAATTGGCATTCGGTGCTTTCGAGCCTTCTGTAACTTCTCAGTGTTAGCGCTTGTATTTGCCGCAATCAGTGCTATACAGTCCTTATTGAAGCCAGATATCAATTCATATCCTCGTTTATTGAGCTCTGCACGAATCTCTGCTTTGGCATCTTTACCAAAGTCTGTACATGCAAAATTACCGATGAACTTCTGAGACTCTACGATGGTAAACTCATCGAGCAGTCCCATTATCTCTTCTCTGTTATCGGCGAAGAATGATGCAACTTTTCTTGCACTGGATGGTCCTATGCTCTTAGCATCCATCATTCTGTCCATGATGGTGAATGACCAGCCCTTCTTAAGGAGTCTTATCAATTCCTCGATAGATGTGATGTTTGCAATCTTCTTAGCAGTCTCAAGGCCAACACCAGGAATATTGAGTGCGTTGATAAATTCAGCCTCTGTTATAGAACGCTTATACAAGCTCTCAATCTCACTAATGAATGCATCGATGTTATTATTACCCCATCCTGATACACGGGACATCTTCTCACGGAAAGCTTCTCTATCATATTTGATAGCTTTAATGAGGTCAAGTGGACTTGAAATGTGTGTATTGTCATATACATCTCCAAACGATTCATCGGAGAATCCTTCCATACCCAGACGGGTAGCAAATTCAATAAGTCTTCCTACAACTCTGCGAGAACAGTCCTTATTCGGACATACGCAGTAGTTACTTCCGACTTTATTACCGTGCTCATCGATGGTAGATGTATGATTAAGTGTGGAACCACAGTATGGACATTGCATACTGAATTTAAGTCTCTCACCGCCGTTATATTTAACGACTCTCTTAAGCATTGGGATTACGTCACCAGATGATTCGATTTCAACCTCATCACCGATATGGATATCAAATGACATAGCCTTACTCATAGTTGAAAGAGATACATCCGTTACTACGGTCTCATTAACGATAGTCTCTGTAATCTTAAGCATCGGTGTGGCTCTACCACCTCTACCGATACTCATATAACCGTATTCCACTATACCAGTACCGAGCTTGTCGTTAATCTTAAAGGCATATGAGCAGCTCATGGCATCGTCTCTGAATCCTTTATATGAGAACATCGGAGCTCCTGTTATGTCACCACGATAACTGTCATAATCTGACTCTGGAGTAACATATGCTACAACACCATCAGTTCTGAATGGATAGTCAGTACTATGGTATTTATCCATAAGCTCTCTTGTTAATGAGAGTAACTCCTTTCGGAACTCTCTTTCGTCTGTCTTTGACATATAATAACCTATAGACTTCTTATGTGGTCCAAGGCATCTGTCGGTACCAATGAAGCTATAGAAATTACCATCCTTGATAACCAGTGGCATTATTGTGATATGGTTACCATACTTGATATTCTTAGGGCTTCCTACAATACCGCTTATTGCGGAACGTGGATTTGCATATATGCCCTTAAGATGCTCGAAGTCTTCTCTACTACAAAGAACTTCACACTTAATGGCACCTTTCTCAATGTGTCGTGCAAGCTTCTCGATCTCGTCAAAGTTCTTAGCTTGCTTGAGGAGCGGGAGGATGTTCTGACCTTTCGCTCCATCTTTTCTTGTAACTGCATTGACAACCCAGCCATCGACAACGTTGATACATGCAGATACACCATCGTACTTCGGAGCAAATATCACTCTAGCGTCTCCGAACATATCGATGAATTTATAGAGGTTATCAATAAACTCTCCAATATCATGAGTCTTATTGATAGAACCCACCATATCAGGGTTCATGTGTGGAATTATATCCCACTTGGATTCCGTCTCCATACCAACTGGCTCAAAGTCTGTAGTTGTAATCATTGGATGACCATATCTCATATAGATCTTCATGAGTTCATCATACTTAGAGTCGGATACCAGCAGATATGAATTCTTGCTGTATGTGTATACAATCATACACAGATTAATAAACTTCTTGAGAACTTGGTCACTAATGATATAACCATTCTCGTCCATATCAGTCACGTAGTCGACATAACGGTCGAACTCAAACTGATAATTTGCCAATGCGGCGACTTCAATGTTACCATTCTTCAAGTCTTTGTAAATGGTATTGATTCTTTTCTCAACTGAATTAATTGCCATCGTATCATTCCTTTCATAATATTGTGGTATTTGCTCATAACGATGATATATATTTTTCAATATTTACGTAAAGGTTTTTACGGTGATAAATTAATACAAAATTTCATAAAACTTAGAGGAGGAAATAAGTTATGACTAAGAAGTGCAAATCATTCATCTTCATCATCAACGGCTCTAACGGCGTAGGAAAGGACACATTTATCGACAAGTTCAGAGACGAATTACGTGACTATGAATATCTCAATATATCATCTATCGACGTGGTTAAGAACATGCTTCGAAAAAATGAAATATGGGATGGGCAGAAAGATGAAAAGGGCAGACAGTTACTCGCCGAAGTAAAGGCTGCTATCAATAAGTATTCGGACTTCATCAACACCGATATCATCATGAGGGTTGGTAGATGGAGACCAAGAACTATGATGAATAGTATCGCATTCATCCATGTAAGAGAACCCGAGCAGATCGGGATACTGTCACAGAGGCTTGAGAGTGCCTTTGGTGAGTTCTCTATGGTAGGTACTATTCTTATCAAGAGAGCATCTGCAGAGGCTGCTGCTAACAATGACGCAGATATGAATGTAGAGAATTACAAGTACGATATCGTGCTCGAGGATAAGAACGATGAGTTCAAGTCTGCAGTGAATAATCTGACTGGATTAATTCGTATGATTAATCCTACAAGTATCCCTCATGAGGAGGAAGTATCTGCAATGAGTCCGGAGGATAAGGCCGAGATAGATAAAATCAGAGAAAGTGCAGATGCACTACTCCCAGCCGATCCGAGTGGTAATCCATTACAATAAAAATAACAAAAGAAACACCGGGAGCAATGCTCCCGGTGTTAGTATCAGACTGGTAATATCACCAGCCCGAAACTTTCTACAAGGCCTCTTTCTACAAGCCAACGTATATCAATGTATACTTTTCTCGTTTCATAACGAGGGCTTTCGGTAGGTTCTATAGGACCACCGAAGTTCGCGCGGACCCTTCCACCGCGCCTACCGTTAGATCTAGATCTACGGCGTTCAATAGTCTCGAACATAGGCACATTGAGTGCCTGGTGAATACTCACCCATTCGTCATATGTGATGTTTGAGCCGTTTTCGTTGATGGGTCGGCCTCTTTTAAAGAGGCGATAGCCGAATACGGCTATGTGCTCAGTTCCCATATTTAACTGCCAGGCTTCAAGCGAAGCCTGGATTTCTCCAGGGCTCATACCTGATTCATGTGGCTGTACCACGAAGCCAGCATAATACGCTCTAAGGAGCTTGCTGCTGCGGTTGATAACTTTTGATAAACCACGGTTTCTCTTAGGTCTCATAGGACCTCCTTTCTCCACCTTGCGGTGGTATGGCAGTTATATTTGACAGGGACTACCGACCCTCATGTTATTATTACACTAATATGATATATATGCAGTATATGATGAAATCACGCCCATTTAAATTATACCACGAGCGGAACTATCTGGTAGGTGAATAACTAAAGATTATCCCAAGTAATCCTTTCACGTAAAGACCGATACCATTGGTATCGGTCTTCTTCCTCCGCCCTAGGGTGCATACAAAAAAGACAACGGTATTACCGTTGTCTCGATTATTTAAGTTGCACCACATGTTGGACATGCGGTAGCACCGTCAGGCACGCCGTTATGACAGAATGGGCACGGTGTGAACTGAAGAACTGTCTGTCTACAGTACTCTCCAGTATCCTTATTGTAATGCATAGCCACGAGGGTTATACCTCTGAAGTTGCAGACTGTAACCACTGCAAGCATCGCAGGTGTTAGACCAGTGACATACACCTTCAGATACCTGGCATTGCTGGGTATGGCATTGTTCGCAGTCTCTATCAGGGACTGAAAGTCCATTGGGTCGATACCCTCTGGGAATATAGTGTCCTTTGCTGGTGTTTCATGCCTACCGGCACAAAGTGTAAATTCGTAATTCATAATGATTACCTCCTATCTGACTCTATATAATTTATGACGCATATGGGCCGAATGCTGCCTTAAGAATTCCTTCTCAAGTTGGCTATTTATCCTAAGACATGAGTCATTAATCACATCAGAGTTAAATAATTCGTCCGCCACCGTCGCATAATATGGACGTCCTCGATACATATCATACGGGCCATATTTGTCATACATGCCAAATGATGCACATATGCGTCTAAATAATATGAATGCAGATACGTCATCTCGAAGATCGTAGGTAGTGAACACTTCATACAATGATTTAGCAATAAGCTTCTCACCTTTACCTACAAGGTCACGGCAGTCTTTCTTCATGCATAATTCATGATGTCTGAATCTACATATCAGTTGCATCCAAGTATACGCAAATGGTCTATATCCAGAATATAATGCAGAGCACGGGCCGCTGCTATATCCATCGAATAATACCCTAAACGACTTGGAATTGGGTGCCCTGAGTTTAGAAATTTTACTGGGATGCTTATTACCGACTATATGCCTTGCTGTTTCTTGACAACGGTGTATGATCTGCCCAATCTCATCATACGTCATTCCGTCACGATATCTGTACAGTATACAGTGAACCTCTCGTTCTGATAATAATGCGAGCCAGTTGATAACCGATTCACGTTTAATATTAGGAAGTATATGCTCCCTAATCACATTAACGTCGTATGCCCATGCTGCGGCAATAACACCGCTTATCCAGGAGATATCATCTCCTACAAGATTATCAATCTCGTCGATCGGCATTTTCTTTGTTAAACTTAAATCTTTCATTTTTTATTTCCTCCGTTTATATGTATTACTGATACTCCTACATATCAGCAATAATATGATATATACTTTCTAGGCACTTTTAAAGGCAACAATAATAATAATGGGTTGTAGGACATGTCACAGGCCTGCGCGGCAACCCTCTTATTTCCTTTTCTATTGTACCACGGAGCCCCACCCTAGCGGGACCCGTGGTACTTAGTTATATAAGCACAAATATCCCGAGTAAGCATTTAGCTTACTCGGGATTTAAAGTGTCTTATGGGACCATGTAACCGCCAGTTAATTCGATATCTTCAGAGTCTTCCCAGTCTGCATTATATGTCAAACTAGAATGTTCCAAGGCTTCGATATTCTGGGTCTTAATAATATCATCGAATATTTCCTTCGTACGAATCTCTGCCTTGAGTTTATCGTAATTCTTAATCATACCATTACATACGAAGAATGTACCGCGTAAATCTGCAAGACTACCTGGGCTATACAGGCTTGGGTCTCTATCGAGAATACCCTGCTTACCAGAGTTAATTACGAGAGCAACAAACTGAGAGCAGAAGAGATTCTCTGGATCAGTCTTAGGGTTATTGAAGATATAGTTGATGAGTCCTCCTACATTGTAACGGTACTTCTCACGATGAGCGAAGATGTTATCAACTGTATTCTTCACTGCCTTTATCTGAGACTCCTCAAAGAACATGACGTGGAGTGCATACTCAGTGCTTGGAGGATATGAGAAATGATTTGCCTTTGGATTGAACGATTCAATACCTGCACCGAATCCTCGGGCATTAATGATACCTTTCTTGACAACCTTATTACCAAACGTGAAGCACTCACCCATACTTGGGTCAAATGAGATGAACGAATGTGACCAGTTCTCCTTAGTAAAACTACGAATAACTGTACCAAGTGGTGAGATATTCTTCATAAGTCCTATATAAAGCGGATAATATCTCTTGCCCTGATAGGACTGCCATAAGCGGTCGTTAAACTTAATGGGTTCATATACAAACTCGGGCATTGCTGACTCCTTTGCTACTATTCCAGAATAGGGCACGTTTGGAGCCCAGCCTGTCATTACCGAATCCTCGGCAGGTTTATAATATTTACCGAATCGATTATTCTCGCCAATATTGATATCAGTAATACCGAACTCGGTAATCTTAGCATTGATTGCATCTGCAAGTTCCTTCTCTCTGTCCTCATTGACATAATTAAAGAACTTGATAGCAAGCATAACATGCTCAGCATCTGGCATTGGGTACTTCTTTATATCAGGAAGTCCAAAATCAGTACGTTCCTTAGAAGTTAATGCAGACTCAAGTGCAAGAAGATATCCTTTATCGTTATCATGGGTTGCATATTTAGCATTAATTCCCTTGTCAGTTATAGGCTTAAATCCATATTTAGTATACATCTTATGTGCTACTTCGTTATCACTGTCGACTCTAAGAGCATTGCCCTTCATAGTCTTAACCGCGAAATTGAGTAACTGACTGCCAAGACCATAACCCTGGTACTCTGGACGAATTTCGAGGGTTGAAATCCAGTTATAATCTGGGTCTTTAAAGCTCACACAAGCATCACCAACGAGTTTATCGCCATCTAACCAGATACGGGAATCATGGGTTTCATCTGCCGGCCATGCGTGCTTAAGCATTTTAGATTCTGCTTCATATTTCTTAAGCAGTGCCGGTGTCATCTTAAGACACGTGAAATCGGACAACGACTTCTTACCTTTAGATGTATAATCTTTAGATATGTTAGATTTCATTGATGATTCAGTAGCCGGCTGTGGTACATGCTCAAATACACTAGCTTCTTCAACTTCGTCCGCATGGAAGATATCCCATATTACAGATGATGCTGATGATTCAAGTGCTGTGGACTTCTCAGCATTGGTACGCATAAACTTTCTTAACTTATCAAGATTGTGATCATCCTGTGCATACCACGCCTTCATCTCGGCACGCTGTTGTTCGTCGTAGACATTGGCCTCGCGAATAGTCATACGTTTTAACGAAGTATGTTTTGACGTACCCTTAATAATCATAGGCTTGTCCTTGAGATATTCATGATCTATTCTCGCTGAGATATGAATGCCTTCCCATATAAATAACAACTCAGGTCTCTTGGTACAGTAATCAAGAAGCCAATTAAATGCACTATTGAACTTTGCGCGTTTTGTATCAAAAGAATCATCTTTCTCATAAACGCATCCTGTTTCAGCATACATCTTACGGAATATCTGACTGACATTTTTCTGATATCCATTAGGATTCCATTTCTCATCCTGACCAAATTCACGTGTTATACGGTCGAGTTCAATATAGAACGCATCGTGAGATTTCGAAAGTTCTTCACCAAGGGTGGATTTACCAGAACCGGAAAGACCTGTGATATAGAGAATATTCTGACCTTTCTTTCTCTGCCACTTATCGATATTGAAGTACTCGTCCTTATGATTGATAAATGCTGACTCAGTAGCAGGAGCCATACGATACATTACTTCAGTCCTACCCATATACTCATCAGTAATCTGAAGCCCATATTTCTCATACATACCAATGGCCGGAGTATTTGATTTGCGTACTTCAAGATACTTACCTCCGAGATTATTAATGGCGTAATCCAAAAGCATCGTTCCATATCCCTTACGACGTTCATTTTCATCAACCACAAGAAGTTCAATACAACCCGTATCCTGTGATATACTGAAGAAGCCTACGGGATATGATTTACCATCATAAAGACCGTAGCATGATATTTTGCTGAATGCCTTTGGGTTGGCTTTAAATCGTAAAAGATATGCGTCTCGCGTCATGCTAAGTGTTGATGAATCAGGAATCTTTTCGATGTCGGATTTGGTCATTGGTTTTATCTTAATACTACCAGATGCCGCTTCGGTAGCCGGAAGAAGTTCCATCTCAACTCGCTTAACCATATCATCATCTATAGCCAGCTTGCACTCAAGAAGGAATCTATAGAAGTCCTGATATTCCTTATTAACCACCTTGAAGTAGTTAACCTTAGGATTCTTAATCATTACTTCGTCCTTAACCTTTTCGGTCTTTCTGTCATATTCGACAATATGTGTGGCATGACTCTCGTTATCACCGCCATCCTTAATCTCTATCTCAAGATTGAGGTCTGGGATATAGAAGTCAGGAATATAGAAGTGCTGCTTACCTTCATACATGTATGTGTAAGTATGAGGGGATGGTCCCATAATATCCTTCGACTTGAGTCCGAGTACGAACTCACATGTCATAAGGAAATCCTTCTCATAAGATGAGAGGTATAATACAGAACCACCATCTCTGAATTTATACGGCTTGCTCTTAGAAGCAAGCATTTTTCTCTGCTGGTCTGGGTCATTTAAGAGGTGTGGTACACCATATTTATCGACCATTCTCTTCTTTGCCTCAGCACAGTATTTCTTTTTGCAATTAGGGTCCGAGCAGTACCTGGAGTATTTACCAGTAGTCTCATTCCATTCAGTTGGTTTATGACACTGCACACATGAACCATGTGTCTTTCCAGTGTCCACATAATAAAAATAACGAGCAACTGAATATCCATCCGGAATTGTATCCGGATGGAGTCTTTCAATATGCTCACCCCAGCCTGAGAGAGATTTGAATCTCATACCACAGACAGGGCATTTATATACACTAACCTTTCTCATAGGTCAATCTCTCCTATCAGTTAGAATTTTGCATTGATACGTCCGAGCTTAGGTGCAGCAGCTGCATTAACATCGAGATAATCGCTCTTCTTATAATTTGTCTTGGCAACAGTATTTGACACCGTCTTAGCCGCATTGGCTATACCCCTACCAGCATTCTGGGCTTTACGTTTAACGCCCTTTCTGAATCCGAGCTCAAGTTTATCCTCATCATTAGTAAGATTACGGTCAACTGCATGCTCCTTAAACTTTCTAAGAAGTTTCTTATCCTCAACATCACTCGCTCCACCAAGGCACGCCTTAACTACCATACGGCAATTAACAAGCTGCTCCGTATATGATGATACAAGGAAGTTTACCATAGTAGAGAAGAAGTTGAGACTCTTAGTCATATTGAGAATCGATGTTGCGGAACCCTTCTCTGCAGTCTGCTGGGAGTTATTAGTAATGCTCTCAATATCACTCTTCATCTTATCCTGATACATCTTGAGTCTGTCGATGAAGTGATGACAGTTCTGTATACGGGTATTGAAGTTCATGATGAACTTAGAGCAGTTATTATACAGCTGCTGGTCAAGCACCATCTCAACACTACCCTCACCTTTAGGAGCATTCTCGTTGTTATCAACAGATGCTGATATCTGCATACCTCGATGCTTCTGTTGAATGGCTTTGATTAGATGAGAGAACGTTTCGACTTTACCAAATTCAGAACCAAGAACTCTAGCCACTTCCTTCGCAGTGTTAGCATGTACTGGCTTCTTCTTATATTCGTCCATCTTGGTATTATATTCCTCAGCGGACATCTGACCATTAATGGACTTACGATAGAGACCGATACAAGCAGTGAGGTCGTTGGTATATTCATTATATACCCTATCAAGTGCCTGCACCGCCTTATTAAGAATATCAAAGTTGTATCTTCGATTCTTCTTAACCAAGTCGAATCGGGGTTTATACTTCTTCTGAAGCTCCTTGATTTCTCTGTCATATGCAAGCTTTGACTGAGAAATATACTGAAGCTTACCCTTGATATTAGTGATGACCTTCATTACCATATCCTGGAGGAACTGGAATATCTTCTTTATCTTCTCGATAAGATTGAAGTCTTTCTTCTCATTAGCTTCTCCAGATGCAGTGGGTTTAGCTTCATTCTTATTATCAGTAGTATTTGGTGCAGTGGTAGATGTATTGGTCGTAGATGCATTAGACGGGGTACCAGTCTGACCAGCTTCTTCCATTGCAGGACTCATTGGAATATCGTTAATGATTGCGTCCAATAAGTCATTATTGAAACGGTAGCTTTCAATAGCTTCCGATAATATAGCATTCATATCGCTTATTCCTTTCGATAAAAAATATTAATGGTTTGTTACGGGGAATAAATATGAGGGTTACCCATTGTAGGGTAACCCTCATTACTATTATAAACGAGTTTCTATCATAAGCTGTATGCTATATGTACTATTACCAGGATGAACCAGTATGTCAACTGGACGATGGTCTGGGTCGGCTTCTTTACCTTTATACAGATTAGCATTTATGATAAGGAGTCTTTCGAACTTACTCAGATCAACTCTAGTATCATTCTTCATACGGTTGACGTACTCAATGACCGCTCTCGAGCCGAAATGTAGAACCGTATCAACATATGCGTCTCTACCATCACGGTAATCATCATAATCAATTTCTCGACCAGAAGCTTTAGCTTTGCTATCAACCCTGCGATTATGATCGATGATTGCAGTCAGATGATGTAGTAAATATACGAGCACTGCATGTGAGTTGATATTTTCAGGATTACCTATAAATTCTGGAAGACAAATGTCCGTACCTTCGGATATATCTGAGCTATTAACGAAGAAGTCGGAATAGCTATAGATATCTTTCGTGATGATTCTATGCTTAATAGCATCATCATTATCAGTATCTGATGAAATAGTAAATCTTATATCGTCTGTCATTACTTCTTATCCTCCTTCTCCGACACTGTAATCATATCCTGATACTGTCCATAGATAGCATCGCGAACACAGCGTACGATGTATGATGGAATCTCAAGGAACTTGAAATCTTCAGAGTTCTTGATATCCTTAAAGATAGCTGGGTCACCTGGTGTTGCACCGTCTCTGAGAGCACGGGTGTATCTGTCAACCAGGAATACATAGTATTTACGGTTAATCGGCGTATCGATAAAGGTATAGCCATACACCTTTATGAACTGACGGATATTCGCAATTTCATCTTCTCTTAATGAAAGATTGGTCACGAATTTATATCCGATACCCATAACCTTAAGACGAGCCTTGAGTGCAAGTACGTTATCGTTAACGTAGTTACTCTTAATCTTAAATGAACCAATATTCATTGGGTCACCTGTAGCACTGATAATCTTACCAAGTGCCTTACGTCCAAGTACAGATGTACGTGTCCATACATTATGCTCTGCGAGTACTACTGGAGCAATCTGTGTCTGAAGGTCAGCGATTTCTGAAATACATACAGGTGTATTACTATTACATATACGATTCTCCTTCTTATCAGATGACTTAGTAGGTAAACCCGCCTTAGATGTAGTACCAGTTGAACGTGCAGAGAAGTTCTTGTTGGATGTCTGCTTGAGCAGGAACATGTACTTGTATCCGACAACCATCTTCTTCATGAGAGGTTTCTTCATTCCGAAGATGTTTACATAGAGCTGGTATGGCTCTACAATATCGGCATAGATCTTATAGAGTTTCTGGAACGCGTCGAATCTGAGCTGAGCTGCAGGAGACTTAATGAAATAGTATCCATCTCTCTCAACGGATTCGACAATCTTACGCTTGATTTCCTTATCTTCAACGTATGTGTCACCATCAACTCTTACCCTGAACTGGTGTAAGAATACCTTACACTGTTCGGCGTTGATATAGCCAATGAATCTGAGAATTTCGTCCATCTTAGTGTCAACATTATCAAGTGTAGTAATCCACTTACGGTGACATTCGGCAAGGAAGTTGAGGTCAACTTCATACAACTGGTCGGTATTCTCACGACGGAACGCACCTGTAGCATTGAGCACAATATCAAGTGGTGTACCGTCTTCCATGTAGTACATACTTTCATCATCAACGATGTCAATATGTGTGTTATTGAGATTGCTTACATCGATACCGAGGGACTCGACCAGAAGACTTGTGAATGTATCGAATTCTTCCTTGTCGATTTCCTCGTTAGGACCTCCATCACCGATAACCTTGGAAACTACACCTTTATCACCATAACGTCCTACGAACTTACAACCTTCCTTAGGGAAGCAGGTTGTTTTTGTCTTGAAGACCAATACGATGTTAGAGAAGGGCTTGTCTCTCATTTTCCATTTCTTCGTTGGGTCATTATATCTATCGAAACGCTTACGCTGGAATGTGACATTATCTGTGTAGCGAGAACCACTCTGCTTAATCTTAGTAGCAGCTTCGAACACCCTATCAGCGTATGTGCAGCAATATTCATAGTATTTAATGAGCTGTGCGTTATAAATTGTGTCTGGGATGGGTTCATCCCCATTATAGTACACATCGATGTCATATACTACTGTGCCGAGCTTGGTACAGTATTTATTGTCAGTATTGCAGATATCATGAACGTTCTTCTCACGGAAGTCATATGTTGCATACATGGAGTTATATCTTCTGGTAGCACAAAGAATCTCAACGTCATTGATTACTTCACCTACGTCAGGGAAGGATTTATCTCCATGAATAAAGAGGAGAATATCGTTGTCGTTGATAGATACTGTAGTCTGTCCTACTTCAACATATCCAAAGTCCTTAAGATATCCGCGACGGATTTTGATACCGTCTTCATATGTCGCTACGTCGTTACTGTATGCGACTAAAGCATTCTTACCAAGACGATAGTTCATATGTTCATCATATGATGTAGACTTGAAGAGAATTGGGTCGGTTGTCTTATCGCCAACATTGAGGCTATCCATGCCTTCAGTATTATACTGATAGCCAAAGCTCTCTGCAATGTATCTAGCCTGCTGCTTCTCAATCATATCATATGTATCAGTCTCAGCGTTGTAGAGAATGAGCATATATACATTATCGTCTCCGAATTTTTGAATTTTGTCAACTACTTCCCATTCGCCTTTGAGTTCTTTATAGGCGTGAGAGTATTTACCAAATGCACGTTCATGTCCTGTCTGAACACGTGCGATGTCTGGATTAAGAAGTGTCACGTACTGCTTCTGGTTCTGAGTAGCCATGAAGAGACGTGAGCCGTTGGAGCCACCTGGGTACAAGATAGAACTTGGACCATAGCAATGCTCCATATTACTTATGCGGTGATTAACTTCCTCGTATACGCTTTTATCATATCCCATGATCCTTTTACCTCCTAGAAATTTAAGTCATCATTTAGCAACGAACTTGTTGCAATTAGATATTGCTCCAGAGCAATTCATACACTTGCTAACGGGGCAATTCTTATCTTTTCCAGTAGGTCCATGGTCACACTGCATACACTTGCAAGTTGCACACGTGCCAGGGTCATTAATTCCTCCCATGAGGAGGTTAGCAATAATACCCATAATTCTTATTCCTCCTTTAATAAAAGTTAAACGACCTAATCGTTATGATTAGGTCGTTTTAAGCGTATAAATTAACTCTCGTGAAGCACGAGTTTCTTAACTGCTATCTTGAGCATTTCTCTGATTTGGGATTTAGCCACAATAATACATCCGGGTTCGAACGTAGTATCACTTTCGTTGAATTTTGGCGGATCTACTAGCATACACGAATGGGTAATTGGATGAAGAATGAATACTCTACCGAAATCATCGAGCATTTTCATGAATCCTTCAGTGAGAGCATCAATCGCCAGACCATTAAATGGTTCAACCATTCGGGCAAGGTCTAAACATGGTATATTGATACGAACGAGAGGGTCTACCGTAAATGCCGCAGCTGAGTCGCTAGTATCCTCAAATTCGATCCACGATGCATCGGATATACTGAGAGATATTCGTCCCCTATCTTTATCGATATCCATTTTACAAATAAACTTTGCAAGCTGCACACTATCGAAATGGATAAACATCCAGCAAAGCCTTTCAGGATGCTTTTCTATATCGAATTTCCTAGGAGCCTCAAACGTAAACTGTGATTTAGACGTCGAAGTTATTAACACATCTGCCAAGATGTGATGAGATTCATATAAAGCCGTAGGGCATATAGTAGTCATTTACAAGACACATCCTCTCTTATTACACTCAAAGATATTTCTGACTGCGATATCAAAGATATCAAACAACTGCTGTTCATCGAATTCTGGAGGCTCGATTGTGATTAGCGTATTATTCGCATCCATCATATATGATGGTAGCTCACTAAGTATCATATGCTGAAATTCTTCCACCAGTATATCAATAGCGTATGAACGGCATCGGTCATTGAACGATACTAGATCATATATTGGTATTTGTACCTCTGTAATCTTGGTACTATCTGACAAGGAATTGCCTTCAGCAACCATTAATCGTATAACGTTGAGTTCAACAATGTCGTTGCGGTAAGAACCCATAAACACTGTCATTCTGGAAATGACTTCGTTACTTAAGAGCGATTCTGTTGTCAGATTAACTTGTATCGTCGTAATTATGCTCGTACTATGATTATCAGTAATCGTTTCAATTGGAACGATTGTCATATTGGCTCTAGCTTTCGGTATAAACGTGTAGTTATATTTGATACACTTGATGTTAGTTACATTTGACATAAGCATTCTCCTTTGATTTAATATTAGTGGGCAACGGATACCGCAGATGCAATAGCCTCGCGTAACTGAGTGGTTGTAGTAATTTGCTCTCCCAGTGTCAGAGGTGCACTACCAATTGTTAAAACGCACCTCTCAACCGCTTTAACCATATTACCATTACCCGTAACTACAAACGGTAATTGGAATGTGACTATATCAGCAAGTTCCTCGGCGAGTATTTGCTTCGCATGCTGCATCATACGACCTCCAGAACGCATCAGATTAATGAGCGGATAGGCCGATTCATGTATCAGATAACAATCGTCCGGTCTTGGTAATGGGCGTTCATCGACGTTAATTTTATCATATATCTGCAAGTATACATCTAGGTTACCACTACCTTTCCCAGGTGTTGCTAACCATACTTCCATATATTTGATCGGGTTTCCGTCCAGATAAATGACAAGGTTGACTAATCTCTGAGTATGATTCAAATCCTTATTATAGCGGGCCTCTTCTTCAGAGATGGCATATAAAGCCATCTCTACACTAGACTGAGGAGTCAATAAATTTCCCACATCAATACAGTTGATTTTTCTTATAGGCGATGCCATTATACTCTCCTCCTTTTAGTGGTTTCGGGAATATCATCGGTTTCAGCACCATACCTATGTACGAGTGTATGAATGATATCAGGTTTCATATCTGCATTCTGGAAAGCATTATCCTTGCCATTACCGTCTGTATCAAGAATGCGAATAACACCCATTTTGTCTTTGATTACTATTGGAAGTAACAGGTTGGCAAACATCCATCTGATTTCTTCTTCGATAATCATTGCAGTATATTCAGTATACCTGCTATTGCCACATACACGTGTGAGCTGTCTGATTGGGAGCTGGTCAGAGGTGCAAAGAATTGTCTTTTCCATACCCCTCATGGTAAACATCTGGATGCAGAATGTGTCTATCGCGTCATTGCTCGAGTTAGGTACCAGCTCCAAATCTACATGGATTGTAGCAATCTCCCCACCCGACTCGTTGTCAATGTTTATCTCAAGCATCGATGGTGCTTGTTTCACTTCTCCCTCTGTAACGGCCTCTCTTCCAACCCAGACACAGATGCCTGAGTCGGTTTTAAATATTTCCTCTGTTTCGATATAGAATGCATGTTTCATTTCAAATACCTCCATTATTTTAGCAACTCATAAGTGTTATCGAATCTGCACCATACGCGTGTATCAGGATATAACGTATCGCGTCGATGAGATTGAAATTGTTAATATAATCTGCCTGCTTACCCTGAGGTCTGATTAGGTGTCGTTTATGAGTAGGATTCATATCCGTGACTATCATGGGAAGCATCTGCGTTGTAATAGCATGTTTGATCTCATGCTCCAGCATATAACATACATACTCAGTACCGCGTCCATTACATAACTTGGTTAGCTGTACTCCCGGAATAAATGGTGTCGCACAGATAAAATCCGTCCCGCCATCACTATTCGCAACTCTTGATATCGTGGCGTGGAAATCACCGTACTCACTCTTATCGATATCAATATTAAATACATCAATCACCGGTCCTTCGGGATATGTGTGAATACATAACTGACATACTCTTTTATCCTTGCCGAATACTCCTCCCATGTACGACTCCGCCGATGATTGGATTGTGAACACTGGGTCACAACTGTCAAATGTGGGGTCATCTGAAATTACCATCCATGCTTTTTGCATCATAATTTTTACTCTCCTTTGATTCATATTTTATTTATGCCTGGCTAATGATTTTAAGCTTACCATCACTACCTTCAGTAACATTCGCTGGAACGAGGTTGCCTGCCTCATCAATAACGAAGAGCTTACTGGAGTCAATGTTGGATACAGCTGTCTCATTATCCTTACAGCCTGCGATAGCGTCGAGTGCTGGCTGGATTGCAGCAAGCACTGCATTTCGGAACTTCTCGTCCTCCTCGAACTGCTTTCCGAATGTATTCTTAGCAAACTTTGTCACTTCTTTGTCAGTGTTAGCGAAGTAAAGAGCCTGTCCTCTACCCTCAATAAGACCGGCGTCCTTAGCGAACTGGTAGATTGAGTATATAGGATCATATCCAATATCTTCTCTGAATACGAGGTTTACTTCACCACCGATGAATGCTGTCTTAGACTTCGCAACCTGTACTGAACACAGGAATCCGTCAAATCCATACTCTTCGACTGTGAACGCTTTAGCCTTAGCCGCAGATGGGTTCATACGGAACATTGATGATGCATAGAAGATTGGAGCTTCACCTCTTGGGAGAGCTTCAGTATCCTTAAGCATCATAAGCTGTGGCTTGGAGAAGTCAAACATATTAGCCTTAATCTTCGGTCTGAGGTGATTGATAGCGATAACGATGATATTGTACTTAGCACAAACACCGAGCATCTTCTTATAGAACTGACCGATTTCCTTAGTTTCACGGTTAGCTGCCATACCACCTTCGAGTTCATCAACACTGGTATCTTTAGATACGAAGGATGGTAATGAGTCGATGATAATGACCGTTGGTACATAGACTTTTACCTTATCCTTACCGAATACCCTACCATCGATGGAGTACATTGCAGCCGAACCAAGTTCTTCCTTTTCTTTAGCAATAGCATTGATTTGTGCCATTACTGTCTCAATATACGCATCGTCGTCGTTAAGAATGATACGTGGGTCATCTTCACTACTCTTTGTAATCTGATGAATACGTGGCTTGAATGCAGTATGCTCGCAGTCAGCAACCACCATAAGACCGTCTTCGAAGCCATTGATGATATTATACGCCATCTGTGTGGCAAGCGTTGATTTACCGCCACCGGAACCTCCGATGATGGTAATGAACTTACCTCCCATAACGCCTGGGAGTACAGTTACGTGTTCGGTACCATCAGCATCTTTATGATATACCTTAAACGCATTAACATAGTCGAGTGGTAAGAACCCCGTACTGTAGTTAGCGAAGATATTATCAAACTTGAAGATACCTTTCTTGTCATTCTTTCTTAAATTATCAATAAGTGCCATATTTATCCTTCTCCTTTCACTATTAAAGCACTTGAGCGTGCACTGTGTATTATTGATATCAGGTCGAAAATAAAGTCGACCTTACGCCCATCTGATAACTGGTTAAATTCCGAGTCATTAGAGCATCTCAATAGCTCAGACTCAATGAATTCTGCAGTGTCATTTGGTTTGTGTGTTACTAATCCCATTTTAGCATCCTCCCTTAGTTAAAGTCATTATTCGTCTACCTCCACGAGTTCGTATCTTACCTTAGCAACTCCATGATGTTCAAGGTCCCAATATGCCTTCTGGCATACTACTCGATAACACTCATCACCCTCGCATTCAAAAGTACCTTCAAGTACCTTTGGAACATAGCAATGACAAGGTGTATCGAATATGCTGAACGGGTCGAGACTTGTAGACACAAAGAAGTCTCTCCTGTCACAATGACTGCAAGCAGTATTCGTTACCGGGACAAGCGCGGACATTTTACTTCTTGTAGCATACGATTCGCTTGCAATCTTATTGAGCTTCTCGACCTTCTCACTTGCAAGTGGTTCGGTCATAAAGGTCTGACTTACGAACGTCTTTGTGGTAGTATTGTGGGTTTCGACAATTTCCATGATTTTGTAATGCTTCATGTGTTTACTCTCCCCTTTAGACAAAGCAATTATATATGGATATAAAAAATTTACGTATATCGTATCATGTTTAATTACCATCAAAGGCATAACTCCTTTGATGGTAATTAGTTGATATTACTTGCTTCTGATGATATCGCTCACACGAGCATTTCTTATGATATTAGAAGCGACTCTCTTGAGGACCTTATTGGCAATGGTCTTCTTCTCATATGGATAGTCGGTTGGATAGAGAGTTGTATCATTGCAACCTTCATATCTAACCTTAAGTGCAGTAGCGCTCTCAGCCGGTGTAAGCTGAATATGAATAGTTCTCTGATGGAATGATGTCTTACCTTCTGGATTATCGAGAATCTTCTGAGCAAGCTGCTTGCCAATGGTTGATTCGGAAATAGTGATCTGATGGTCTTCAGATTCCATATTAACATTGGCAATGAGTACGAGAATCTTGTTGTATGTTGCCTTATCTTCTGCAACATCCTTTGACTCATCACTCCACATGAATGTCTTATCCTTGCTGCAGATAACGGTAGCCTTCATGATATCAACGCCTGTTGTATCAAGGGAAGTAACCATTCTCTGGACTGGAATAGCAATGAAGTATGTTACAGACTTACCTTCCATAGAAGCACATGGTCCTTCGGATAAGATGGATGTAACGTTGCACAGTCCCTTCTTGGATTCGTCACGAAGGTATGCATGTACACGCTTAGACCAGAATGCATCGATTTCTGGAGAATCGTTGTAGTTGTCAGCGATAATGGTGATAGGACCATCTTCCTTGAGGTCACGTGGCTCAACGTTAGTCGGTTCTCTGAGAATTGTGTCGAGTGCGAAGAGGTCGCAATCTCTCTTGTTTTTGTAAAGTTCTGCGGTGAAAAGGGCTTTGTTAATGAAATTCATATTTACTCTCCTTTATATAAAAAAGAACGGATGAGTGGAGTACTCCTCCCACCCGTTCTTCATAATTAATTAATCGATAAGGTTTGATACAGACAGAGGTCTGAAGAGATCATCAAACTTGTCTCTATATCTGCAAATTGTCTTAGTGAGATTCGGATAAGCCGACTCACTGAGGCTTCTGAGGTCTACGCGAACCTCATGTTCGCCATTTTCGAGAGCTCTTGCAAGTCTCTTGATATAAACTTCAAGTACATGCTCTCGTGAATTGTTATCAGCTCTGTCGAGTGTATCGAGAGCGAACGCTGTAAGGGAATCCCATACCTTGCGTACCTTCTTACTTGACAGTGATTCGATATGTTTGTTGGTTTCGAGTAAGATGAAGCTTGCAACTTCGTATCTTGACTCCTTGCCAAACAGAGTATCGAAGAACAGCTTCCAATCAACATCATCAAGGTCAGTATCACGATGGTCAATCATCTGATACATATTGGCAAGTACTGTATTGAGGTACACGCCAACCTTAGGATTGTTGATGAAGCATGGGTCTGGCACCTGCTTGAGTGCCATCTTGCATACTGCCTTAGGAAGACCAGTTTCCTTAGCGAGCTTCTTAGCATCCTTCTTAACAATGCTAAGGAGTGCATCGTTGAGTCTTTCAACGATTTCTGCATATTTGCGTACCTGGTCCTGTTTTGATTCTGCTTCTCTCTTCTTAAGATCACCTTCAGCAAACTGTCTGTCGATGCCCTTATAAGCGGCATTAATTGAATCGATGCCGAAATTTACTACAGACAGCAGGAATGTTGCTGTAGAACGACCGAACTTATTAGGTTCGTCTTCGATAAGCTCGCAGAGAAGTTCGAGCTTGCGTGGGTTGTCACAGATACCACCGTATACACCTTCAATGATGCCGGAGTAGTCTGTTATCTCACCTTTAGATGGATTAAATAACCATCCGTAGAAATCTGTGGAGCGAAGATACTCTCTCATGATCTTCTTCCACTTTTCTGCCTTCTTGATGTCCTTCTGGACAAAGTCCAGAAACATATTAGCATTGAACACTTTCACGTTCCTCCTTAAAAATTAGATTAGATAGTAGTTGCACCCAATGTGAAATATCACATTGGGTGCTTTCCTATCATATATCTTTGAAATTAAAGACTGGATGTAAGGAAGTCTGGAAGTTCTTCAACTTCTTCATTTCCTACATTGTTTGCAGAACCCAGAATTTTGTCAACCTGTGGGTTCTTTGCATATGAAGCAAATGCCTTTGCATTATCAGCAATGCTGTAGCTTCTTTCCTTAATGGAATCCTCATATGCATTGACTCTCTCGATACAACGATTGAGTCTGTCGTATGGCATACTCTGACCTGATACCAACATACCAAACTTAGCAGTTGGCTGGTCAGTGATTCCATAGTTTACAAAGATTTCGAACGGCTCACCGAGAGCATTGAAGAGTTCGGAATAGTCTGCCTTCTTAACTGGGTCGTCGATATTATCATCGACTTCGAGGCAGATGCCGAAATACTTCGAAAGCTTGTCTCTCTGTGGGTTTACTACAGATGTCTTTGCAAGACGAGTTGTAATAATCTTCTGAATACCATTATCAGAGACCTCACTCATCTTGATACCTTCTGCAGAGAATGCTGTAATCATACCCTTACAGGAAATGATTGTGAGCATATTACGCTCATCAATCATACCATACTTTGTCATGATTGCATAATCGCCGCGAACTGTCTTAACGGCTCCTACGATATCTGCCGCTACCATGGTGTAAGATTCCTCAATATTATACTCAGTATACTTCTCGAGGTCGAATACCATGTATGGAATGTTCTTGCTCTTGTTGATAAGTTCAACTTCAGAGAAGAACTGAATAGCATTCTGCTGGCTATTGATAGACTCGGAGAGTCTTGGAAGGATACCAATCAGAATGATATTTTTACTAGGGTACTTGCTGGAAAGCTGGAATGCGATAGTTGGTGCAATACCAGAACCAGTACCGCCAGCGGTGGATGCAATCACGAAGATTACATCCTTATCGCTTACAAAGTCAACGAATTCGGGACCACTCATAAGCTTCTGAGACTGGTCCCATTCGCTATAGAGCTTCTTAGCGATTTCTCTGTTACGACCAGCACCTCTACCAAGAGATGCTGAGTCTTCGATGATGTAGCTTCTTACACCCTGAGGAACCACGGTATTGTCCAGGTCCCTTGCGGATGAGTTAATAAGAATGGTTTCTACACCATTCTTGTGAAGTTCGACGCCGGCCTGACCGCCGCCGTTACCAATACAGATTGCACCGACTTTAAGTGCAACCTGATTAATTCTCTCCGTTGTCATTGCTTTCTTCCTCCTCAGGAATATTAGTTTCTTTTACGCTTTCGTCTTCAGCGATATCTTCATCAAAGAGTTCATCGCCTTCAGGGCAGTATTCCTCATCATCAGATGGGCCGCAATCCTCATTTACAAATTCCTCAATATCCTCTTCATCAGAGTTATCTGTGAAGATATCATCATCTGGGTCGTCAACACCTTCGAGGAGAATATCCAATGGTTTTGATTTGATGACCTGGAAATCATATAAATAGTATTTCGTTGGATCCATCTCTCTCTTGCATTTCTCCTCGACTTCCACCGATGGTGGGGCGATTAGGCATACTGCCTTAGAAGCATACTGGTCGCTCTTGTCGACAATATCATCAACAGTTATTGGGCTGTTGATGAATTCCGCATGCTCGAAGAGCTTGTTAAACATCTTAAGCTTGCGAATTTCAAAGCATCTCTCGCCGCAGATGGTGAAATAGCTGGTATCAACATATTCATCGATGATGGATCGGATCACCCTTTCAAGGATGACCACTATTGAGTCATTGGTATCAAGAGCACATGCCTCATCGAACCTATCCGCCTCCATACCAACTATTTCGAAGGTACATTTATTCTTACCTTCGGGTATGACTTTAACACCCTTCTTTACGGACATTCCAGTATAATCCCTGAGGTCCATCAGGAATGATACAGTCTCCCAGTCGTCGGTTGCCCCGTGAAGGAATACCTCTGGCCAAATACATGGTATGCTCGGTTTCGGCTGACTTTCATTCCCAATCGGGTTTGATAAAATTGGATTAGCCACAGCGCCATATGTGCTATTGAATTTAATCTGCTCCATACTGTTACGTAATGAGAGCATATCGTTCTGCTTACGCAGATATTTAACCTTCTTACGGAGTTTCTTAAATTCCTTCTTCGATATCTTCTTAGCCATTGTTTTCTTCCTCCTCTTTGATTGTGAAGTCGATATTCTTAGTATCGTATATTGGGTTATACTCAAATGTCATAACCAGCTTCATGAGCTGGTATTCATAAGAGTACCCATTTTTTGGGACTTCGGCAGATTCGTAGATCATAAAGTCGTCGTCGGTATTGATGTCCTCAAAGTCATTGACACCACGCAGTACTTCAAAGTCATCGACATCATCGACCATTGATGTTACCGATGCTGCGAGATTTACCAGGTTGATATTATCGGGCTTATAAGTATCAACGCTTTCGAGCAGTCTTCTCACCGCTGCGTCAATGACAGACGATGCGGTGTTGTATGAAAGACGGAGCTGATTTTCGTCATATTCACTTGATGTAGCGAAGTTGAATACTACACTCTTATCATCTTCACCATTTGGATTGAAGCTAAAGTATCTTGTGACTGAATCACCGAGATGGTCGATGAGAACTGCTGTAAATGTCATGATGTAACCATATGGTGTTGTAAGCTTTGCAATCTTGCCGAGATTTACCTTATCGAAGTAGAAACGCATAGTTTCATCATCGTTAGGTCCACATGTCGTAGTTTCTACTGGTGACACGCGTACTTCTGGAACTCTGATTACGTCGTCTTCTTTCGGCTTATTACCGAACTTCTCAGCAATGACCATATCAGTCAATGTGCGCTGGTTGGTAGCCATATCAGCTACCAGTTTTTCAAGTGTTTTTACTCTCTTCTCGAGAGTCTTTTTGGTTTTCTTACCCATAAGTAAAACCATCCTTTCTGTTAATATTTTCGAAAATATTGATGGCGTCATCGTCATCTAAGCAATGATATATACTTTAAAACCCCATAGCCACTGTAGGGCTATGGGGTTTTATATTAGTTACTTAGCTTTCTTTCTTGGAGATGCAAGCAGTTTACTACCACTAATGATGTTAGTCTTCATACCTGCAGAGGTATAATACACATCAAGGGTATTGACTGCCGTCTTATCCTCAGGCAATGATTCGAGTTCACCAAGATAACATACGCCATCTGTAGCGATTCTGTTATATGCCTGGTTCTTAGCCATCTCATCATCGGCACGGAATCCGAGGAATTCCTTAAGAGTATTATTAGCACCATATGCACTGAGGGCATATGTCTCAACATTAGAGATTCTCGCATTCTTATCCTGACCAGATACCTGACCAGTTATAGAGCTTCTCTTATTGATACTTGTGGAACCGCTGTTCTTATGATGAACCGTCTGTGGAAGACGTTTCTCGTGTATATAACCAACCGGAACTTTATCCGGTGTAACAACTACTGGTCCGTCTTTACCATTCAGATGTGGAATACATACCCTTTCATAAAGAGGGATACCAAAGAGGTCTGCGGCCTTCTGAATATATTCAAGTTTCGCCGGTCGTTCATATTCGTCGATCTCCCAGTAGAAGTTGTGCTCAAATGCTTCGTCGAGCCAAAGTACCCACTTATCGAATTCCTTATCGGATACCTTGTCCCACTTTTCATGATAGAATTTAGTATTAGTACCTGTAGGGTCTAATGCATTGAAGAGTTTATCCAGGTCCGCCATGAAATCGGCTCTGGCCTTATTTGAGTATGTGGGCATAATTAATCCTCCTTTTATCTCTTCGTCGATACTACAAGGACGAAGTAAAGATAGATTGCCTTACGATAACGATTAAGAGTATCAGGTCTTGTAGATGACCTATATGTATTGGAACCTCTTGAAAGCCATACATGACTAAGTTCCTTAATACGAATAATATTCTTATCGTTACTATTACCCTTCTTATAAATCGAGTCGCCGGCAACGAAGAACTTGTTAGAGTTTACATCACTCTTAGTTGCCTTCGGATATTCTTCAAAGAATAACTGGAAGAGGCAGTTATAGAACTCACGAACTTCACGAGCATTATTCTCATCATGTAATAGAGAAATACATGTACGAAGTTCATTATCTGCAACTGCACAAAGTTTCGCAACTGTTGATACTACCTGGGTATTGACGCGTTCCTGGAAGAACTGCATTGTATACTGACCAGCAAGGGTATCGACAAGTGCAATGTGACTCTCTCTATCAACAAGAAAATCACCTTCGTCATTACGTTCTATAGCTTCGAAGTAACGATTACCTTTATCGTAGTTCTTCTGATACTCACCACGGATAGACCTCATCTTATGTGCAACACGAGTCTTGAATGCGTTGATAAGATTAATGATATCCATATCGCCACATTCCTTGAGGTTTGTCTTGTATGTAGTACAAGCTACTGCCATTGTATCGTCGAGCATGCCTTCAAGCGAGCCACACTTCTTGAGGTCAAATTTGTTAGTCATATTATTGACTGTGAACTTCATACAGTCCATATTGATATTGGATTCTGAGATGAAGAATGTCGTATATACACTGAAATAGAACGAGTATGCATAGTATAGATAAACTGCTCTGAACTTCTCGGGCTGGTCCATATAATGCGACATAGCCATGATAAGGGCAACTCTGATAGGAATGATATTAGCAGCATCACCGCCGGATGGTCCAGCTTTATCAAGCTTAACTTCTTTAAGAGTCTTCTTGAGTACTTCGGCTAATTCATCCTCATCGATACCACATGCACGGTATACTACCTTAGCATCTTCACCGCGGGTATTAAATGGAATAATCTTCTCGATGTATGGAGAAGATAAAGCTGTGATATTTCTATCACGGAATTTAGCAATATGCATAAAGAGTGCCTTCTCATTAGCAGGCTTTGATAAGTTAGTTGCCACTGTATCGTAGAATGCATTCTTCAGATTATATGAGTTGATTCTTTCTATCCCGGTTGCGGCCTCCATGGCCATATCCCAGTCATCATATTCTAAGAGATAATCAAAGAAAAAATCATAGTTTGACATAAATTATTATCCCTCGCTTTCACATAGCATTTAAATGCCTGTTCGAGCGAGGGATTTCATGGATTATGTTAAGTCGTATTTTGTCCACTTATCTGACTCAAATGCACAGTCCTGTGGTGTTCCTGGTAAGAAGAGTGTCGCGAGATTATCATTATCGTCATATATCTCGATGAACGAAACCTGATAAAATACAGAGTCATGTATCATATCGTACACTTTCTTCTGTGCATACTTGAGTATCATCTTCTTCGCTTCTTCTTCGGGCATGTTGTAGTCACACAGCTGATCGTTTGTACAATATGTCTGCACAATCTGATGATTAGTATCGTCCACTGCGGCATGGAACCCAATACGTAGGTATTTATAATTATCAGTATTATATGCAAGATAACTACATACGTCTTCATCACTTACCGCTGATGTGATAGCTCCGTAATTAGATATGGACGTAGTGAAGAGCAAATAACCCTTGATACTGGAGTGCTTCCACAGTGTATAGATAATGTCGTCTATTTTAACGTGTACCGACTCGGCACTTGTACTATTCGGGTCCTTACACATCTCCGCAAGACGCTTGGACGTACAAACTTCCCTGAAGAATGAGAGTTTCTCGTTTGTCTCAGCATAACTGTGTGCTATACAGAACACTTCCGAATTCGTTGCGAGAATCTTATGCTTCTCATCACGAAGGAATTTGGATATATTATCGGATGCATCAGATATCTCAGTAATTGAATACTTAGGGATATTTTTGATTCTGATAGGTCCGTTATCTGGTTCAGTGGTTTTTGTCTCTTCGGGAGATGTTTCGTCGTCATCCAAGTCAATAAATCTTTCCGGATTTACTATATCGACCAGCTCCTGAACACGTCTGTTATTTGCAAGTATATTCACCTTATACAGACGAACCTCAATAATATCAGTTATATCATCAGCTATGTCCTCGATAATCTTCTCGGTGTCGGGGTAATTGGCACTGTCATAGCCCTTGGTGATAGTTCTGACAATATCTGGGTCTTCATCAGTATCGTTAGCATAGAATACCTCAACGAAGAAGTTCTTAATTTCAAGCTGCTCTATGAGTTCGCACCACTTATTAACCAACATGGGTATTCTCTTGAGTGTGGTTAATGATGCCATATGTGTAAGATTCAGATAATCGTCATCAGTACAATCCCACTCGATAGCAAGGCCTGTCTGAAGTGGTCTTATATTAAGCTTTCTTGGACAATCGTTGGTTTTATTATTGAGTACATACTGTCCAATATGCTCAATAAATTTCTGTAAGTTCATCATAAGTATTCTCCTTCCATACTTTAAAGACCCCAAGGCAAATCGTCCTTGGGGTCATAGATAATTTTGACTTATTTATCAATGCAGGCATTGATGATTAAATCTCCATTTGGTACTGGTACAAGCTTCTTGCCCTTAGCCATTCTGGAGAGTGTTGGAATGTTGGCTACATCATATGCAACCTCACCATTTGTCTGGGTGATAACGTAGAGTTTCTCATCATCATTACAGCTCTGTGCGAAGATTACTTCATCACCATCATCGACCTTGATGAGGTAAGAGTCATCCTTACGCTTAGTAGCTTCCTGAAGATACTCAGTCTCAACCTTCTTAGCGTATCCCTTAGCTGTGAGAATAACGATATACTTATCATTATTCTCTGGGAATATCTGTCGAAGTCCAACACATCTGTCACCTTCGTCAGTTGCAATGAACTGAAGGCCAATTGTGTCCTTAAGTGCTGTAACAGGGAGTTCGGAATCCTTAACCACAATATACTTACCCTTAGCTGTATATAAGAGCAGCTTGGATGTATCTGGAGTTTCCGGATTTGATACTACCATAGTAACTGCACAAATTCTGTCATTATCTCTGAGCTTAGCTGCTCTTGCAGCATATCTCTCAGCAACATCTGTAGAGTCTCCCTGATATACATAATCAGAGAACTTGGTAGCCTTGACCATACCTTTCTCGGACAATGTTGTGAGATAGAGATTGTCATAGGATACCTTAGTTTTCTTCGCTTCCTTCTTAGTGGCATGTGCTTCATGACTGATAGCGAATCTTCCCTTAATATTACCTTCGAGCTTTGTAACATTGTAGATTGTCTCACCGATAGATGAGTAGATAGTATTTGGAATCTCATGAACTGGCATGATTGTATACTTACCATAGTCATCTACAAGGATTACTGAGTCGAGGTTGTTTGCGAAGAATCTACCAAGCGGTCTGTCGCCCTGAGCGAGTGTACCGATAGGATTCTTTGTGTGGTATTTGTCAGGTGTCTTAGGAACCTTCTTGATATAACCCTGGAGAGTATTGACGATAATGTGCTCGGAGTTCATGATAACCTCATCCTTGTTAACCTGGATGATAGGTGAACGTCTTTCCACAGGTCCATACTTTCTAAGGTCTTCGAGTTCCTTAAGGATAACCTTATCAATCTTCTTTGGAGAGTATGCGATTTCTGCAATCTCATCAAACTTCTCCTGAAGCTTCTTTCTGTCAGTGATGTACTTCTCATGAGCATCTGCAGTGAATGCTGAGAGCGGCATACCAATAACAATCTTTGCCTGGTGAGATGACATACCATATTCAGACATAAGTGCATGAGCAAGTTTCTCAGCAGGTGTCTTTCTGATAATAGTGATTGTCTTCTCGAGATTCTTGCCTTCTGTAAGCTCAATCATGATGTCCTTTGTATCAATATCGGAGCGGAGCTTATTGAGGCTGTGGTTGTAGAGTGAACGCTTATAGAGTCTTCTCTGGTCAATCCATGCAAGCACAAGTGTCTTGAGTGAGCATGGAACGATGTCTGTGTCACCTACGATAACCTTAAGGCTGATAGAGAGTGTCTTCTCAAGGTCTGTAAGTCTGAAGAGGTCCGCTCTAACTCTTCTTGGGTCAAGTGCCTTGTCGAGCTTAACCACCAGCTTGGGTTCAACGAATGTGGAACCATCTGGGTTGAGATAAGACTCAGACTCATTTGCAATATGCTTAAAGTTGATAATCTTCTGCTTAGCAAGTTCGATTATCTTTGGCATAAGCTTTGCAAAGTCAACTGTATATGGAATATTAGTAATTACCAATCTCCATTCTGTATTAGTTTCTTCGATATCGATATTAGCTCTCATTCTGAGTCTACCGATACCTGTCTTACAAATATCCTCAATACCCTTAACGTCATCCACAATACAGCAACCTGTAGGGAGGTCTGGGTAAATGATGATATCTGATGCAGTTGGGTCTTTCAGATATGTCTTACATAACTCAATGATATCACTGATGTGATATGGTGGAATACATCCAAGATGTCCCCAACCAATACCACTTGTACCATTGACAAGGATATTTGGGAACTTGGATGGAAGATATTCTGGTTCTTCCAGACCAGTTACGAATGATACCATTCCAACAGCAGCTGTGCTGAAGTCACTGAAGAAACACTCATAACCATATTTGGAAAGGAATGCCTCAGTGTATCGATAAGCACCATACGCGTCTGCTGCGTCTGCTGAACCAAAGTTAGATGGTCCAGATATATAAGGTACCGCAGTCTTCCAGTCCTGTGCCATACCAACCATTGTACCATACACGGAGATATCTCCGTGGTTGTGGTACTTCATGGCAGTAGTTACCAGTGCAGAACACTTTGTCTTCTTTCCTGGTAATGCACCTTCCTTATAGAAGGCGAAGAGGATTCTTCTTTCAACTGGTGTAAGAGAATCCATAATGTTAACCAACTGACGGGCATAGTTCAAGTTAGCTCCGAAGATGGTCATTGACTCCGTATTGAAGTCTGAGATATCCATATCGACGATATTGGACTCGTCGATAAAGTCGTTCTCGGTAATATTGTCCCATACTTTGGACGTTCCCTTTTTCTTGGCCATTTTAATCCCTCCTTAGTTATCAAGGTCGTCGATAGTGATTTCAGCATTAGCAATCAGGTCTCTTCTTGCCTGTCTTGGTTTATTACCCTTACCATGCAAGATGAATACTGTATCAATCGCCTTCTGTCTGTCATCCATTGTAAGACGTGTAAGCTTACGTGTCTTTGGATTGAGAGATGTTGCGAACATCAGCATTGCTTCTGCTTCACCAAGTCCCTTGAATCTCTGCTCGGCTGTAATATTATATATACTGCCAATCTGATTAAAGAACTGACCAATCGTAATCTTTTCGGGGATATCCTTCTCGTCTTTATTCTTATTACAGAATGCGACGTAAAGGCTTTCGTTCTGATTGAGAATATCGATGAAATGCTCTGCCATAGTCATAAAGCCTTCGTCGATGATAAGTCCATACTGTTCGGACTCGTAAGCACCTACGAGTGAACGAGACTCTGCATCATAAACCATTTCTGGAAGACGCTTCTTAAGGTCCTTAACCATTGCCGCTGTGCCGAGACCATGCTCAACTACCGCATCACAAACATATTCAATGAGTGTTGGGTCACACGCTTCTCTTGTTTCAGCAAGCTTAAGCAGACGTTCGTAGTATCTCTTATTGAGCTCGAGGAAATTGATAATTTCTCTCTTATTCTGCTCAACTGGAGTACCGTCTGTATCGAATACCCAGAGGCGGATATTCTTGGAAATAATGTCATTATATTCCCTCTGGAATTCCTTCTTGTCATAGTAGAAGTTCTTCTTCATACCGTACTTCTTAACGGTACTATCAGGGAATACGTAAAGTGGTGGCATACCTGCAAAGAGTCTGCCTTCCTCAATAAGCTGTGGATACCACGTTACAAGGTCCGTAGATACAAGTGAACGAATGTTCTTACCATCGGCATCGGCGTCTTGTAAGAATATAATCTTATTCCACTTGAAGTTATTGATGTCAAATGGCTTACCAGGTTCAATACCGAGAATCTGTGAAAGCTCTCTTGGAATTGCAGACTTGTTTCTCTGAGCGATATTGAGCTCTGCAGTATTCTTAAGCACACCCTGGGTATGGTAGATTGCCTGGAAGTCGTGGTTTACCGTCTTATTAATAGCTCCGGCTGCGGATTTACCCTCAGTGATAATGAGCTCACGATAACCCTTCTTATTGCTATCAGAAAGCGGGATATATCTATCGATAGCGCTTTCGTCAAATACAGACATTGGCTTTGGAGGCTTGATGCCTTTCATTTGAATTGCAGCAAGTCTAATCTTTGACATCTGTCTGTAGTAACTGATGAGTTTATTAAGGAGTGCATTATTGGAGGAGAAGAATTCTGCAATAGCATTATGAATTCCCTTACGACCAATCTCGTCAATCTCCTTAGATGTTACAGATGACTTATGCTGACCTGCAAGTACTACTGAACCCCACTTACATCCAACTACCATTACGAGTCCCTTACGAACATCGGCAGCAGTTACCGGATACTTAGAATCTGGGTCAGCTACTCTTGCAGCTTTGACCATAAAGTCACAAAGTGCACTACGACATGTATTGAGGTGATAACCGCCTTCAAATGTCCATACGTAGTTACAGTAAGAGTCATTAACTTCCTCTTCAATTGCCTTGTCGTATGAGAATGACATCTTGAGGAGAAGTGCGCCTGGTTCATTAGATTCTTCCCAGTCAATGTTGATTGGGTCAAATTCGAGTTTGGAAGCAGCAAGGAACTTAACGTTTGAGTCAAGTCCTGCGTACTTGAATACTCTGTCATAAGCTATCTCAGTACAGTCACCCTTCATAGAGTAGAAGTGAATTGTGAGATGCTTAGGCATATCATATGACATGTGTCTTAACCACTCGAGACACATGTCTGTAGTAACATGTACTGGACCAAGCATGGTATCACTTGGTATAAAGTTAATCGTGAGACCGTGCTCATCCTTCTTAGCTGGTGTTGGGTCAAACTCCTGAAGTTCACAATCGATAAACTTGATAAGTTTACTCTTACCTTCACGAATTGACTCCATGCTAAATACATGAGAATATGCATTAGTTACTTTCATACCAACACCAAAGCATCCTGCTGAGTAATAGTTGTTGGTACGGTCATATTTGGTAGATGTATGCTTATTGGTACAGAACTCGACCATCTTATCATGCTTGATACCTCTACCATTATCAGATACAATGAAGTGCTGATATTCTTCATCGAAGTAAATCTCAATCTTATCACATGGCGACATCACGTTTGTCGCTTCGTCGATTGAGTTATTAACGATTTCTTTGAAGAGATGTAATGCACCTTCAGTTCCCAATGTACTGATGTACATACCGGCACACTTCTGTATCTGCTCAAGCTCATTTTCTATGTGCTCGTAGTTATCATCTACGAACTGAGTCTTTGCCATACATTTTCAATCCTTTCGCGTTTTATTACTGAGTCCCAGCTATCACTCGGACTAATAATATAGTTCAGCCAGAAATAAAAATTTTCTCTCTGGGAAAATATAATACCCCAAAGCGGGGATACCGCTTTGGGGAGTAAGTATTGCCTGGCCAGGAAATACTTGATTAGTTTTCGTAGTGGGCACCGCCGTGGTTACCACGTCTCTTGTTTGCCTTATCCTTCTTCTTAGCCTGTTCGCCTCTCTGCTGCTTATAAGCCTTGACGAACTTCTCAGCGTCCATAAGGAAATCAGCCTGCCATTCGCATCTGTGCTGGCCCTTTTCTGTACTTGTGTCCGTAAGCATTCGCATGAAGTCAGAAGCAGTTTCCAGCTGGTTGAGAACCTGATCCATCTCCTGGTCTGTTGGAGCCTTCTGGTCGATGATTTTATGACATTTCTTACAGCGCCATGCTGTCTTGCCGTCCTTCTGAATTACTTCGAGAAAGATTTCGCCGTTCTTCTGGTGGTCGCACATACATCTAAAGCGACGCTTATTTTTCTCCAGTTTTTCCTGGGTAGACTCGATTTCGTTCAGAGCCTTGTGGATGTTGTTACCCATGATAGAATTCCTCCTATGAATTGAAATTTATGGATTATGTCCATTAGAGATATTATTTCTTGAGTGGTAAGAATTAATATCCGATATGGAGTTGTCCGGCTGTATGATATATAACTGAAAATAAAATACCCGATGCCCATTTAGGCATCGGGTATAAACGATTACTTAGTTTCCATAAGCTGTGTCCAGAGGTTAAGAATTTTCTCACCGTATCCTGTACCTGTACACCATTTACCGTCGAGGTCAATCCATCTTGGAGCACAACCTCTTGTGACGAATTTGAATCTTGGGTCATACAAAGTTCTGCCTGCAGGAATAGCATCCTTACATGCATATGCGTACAGATGCTGCATCTGTGCTTCAACGCCGTTCTCAATAGTAACGAATGCGTTACCTGAGATACCGAGAGATGTTACACCAAGTCCGCAATAGTTATGCTGATTTGGCTTTACAGCTGTACCGCCTTCAAACTTAAACCATCCAGTTTCAA